CTCGTTACGTTACAGAAAAATGTAAACTGTTGGAGCGCATCGAAGTGCTCATGCGTATATAAACAAAAATGCCGTATATAAATCACTTCATATTTATTAATCACCTCATGTACCAGTCTCAGAAACGTAGACGCATCAAGCCCTTCGCGCGCCCCACTTCTTTTGATATTAATGTCGTCTTTGACATCCGTCACTACCAGTCCGTCAAGTACGGCAACGTGATTGACCCGTACTTTCCGGCACACGGCAACGACGAGGCCTACCATGTCATGGAGGGCGAAGTGCTCATGACCACAAACACGCCCCAGGTGCGGCGCTACGGTGACCATCAAATGCACGTCTTCTCCTTTGCGAACGGACTCAAGGCAAACGGTGCCGTGCTCAATGCGTCGAGTGACGCCGCTCCGGAGAAATCTGCGGTTCTGGACGGACTCAAATACGCTGGCGTCGCGGTTACGGAGTTCGCGCCGGAACGCGACATCTTTGAACAGGGGTTCGTGATGACCATGGCCGGTCTGAACACGCTGTTCAACAACGGCAATTCCATCATATACCCGGGCGACGTCATTTGTGCCGACATTCCCGCCACCGCCGGAAAGGGCGCACGGAAGAACCGGGCTCTACAGACCGGCGTTCCCCGCGAAAAGCTCCAGTTTATTGTGACACCCCTTCGCGACTTGCTGGCCCAAGGCGTGTCCGAGCGTCTGGCATCCAGGTTCATTATGGGTACCGCACTGTCGTACTCGCGGCCCGGTAGTTCTGTAGACGTCGTACTCCACAGATGCAACACTATTGTGAAACGCGAGGTCAGCGCTGTCGCCGATTTGATGGGAGCCGAGGGCAAAAAGCCCGGTACCAAGGCCACTGCAAGAAAGACGAAAGCTAAAAAGTAAATTTCCCAAAACAAGTAATTTCTATTATAAATAGACCTCTTTTATTTTTTGTAACGGATGTTATGTACTTTGTGCAGTGACGAAATTGGTCCAGCCAACGTGGCCACGTTCCCTTGTGGGCATTCCTTCCACTTGTCATGTGTTTTTGCACATACGTTCAAAACAACATGTTCTGTTTGCGATGTGACGTCTCAGAAGCTTCCTGATTTAGGCACCGACCGCGAAATCGCTATGACGGCCGATATCGAAGCCAAAATTAAACAACGTCAACTGAAACCAAATGAACCTATGTCGTTCATGCAAAAGTTGACGGCGGCTATTTCTCCGTTAACACCGAAGGCCATAACGTTTTCGGATTATATTCACCACAACACAAAACTGTCCGTCATTCGCGAGCACGGTTTTGACGCTACCGACGCCGTACAGGAACGCATACCCTGGTCAAAAATTGACGCGCGTTATTCGGGCACTGATATACTAGACTTTGGATTTGAATGGGACCACATGGTAGATATGGGCATCGTGCCATCCCAACTGAACAAATTTACATGGACCCAACAGCAACACAAACTGCAGCTTGACGCGAAGAAATTACTGTCTATCCGTATGACGGTATCGGAACTCGCCAGATTGCGGTACACATCACACCAACTTATCGACATGGGGTTTGTCTGGACCGTCATGACGCGCATGGGGGCGACAGTCGACACATGGCCCCTCTTCAAGCTCGACATTTCCGATATTAAACGCTATTGGTCTCCAAACGTAGCCCAGTGGGTTGCCTCGGGGTTTTACGACAAGGAGAGACTCGAACGTGCCGGGTGGTCCCTCGAAGATGTCTTGGAGACGCTCCCGGCCGTGACAGAACGATGCAACGGGCGCGTGTTACGTCTTGCGTTTTAGGGTTTGCCATAGAAACACAATTGAGGATGCGAAAAGGACACAAAGCCATAAAAATTCTTCCTGTACGATGTCGGCCGTCACCGTCACGTTTGTAGGTAGCGTTGTTGGAAACGTAAATACCGGGGCATCTTCGACAATATCAACTGTAGACATCTGTTGTTCAGTGGACAAACATAAATATGAGTGTTTCAATATAATGTGGATTCATTTTTTCTTCTTTTGTTGGTTTATTTTCTTCTTTTGTTGTAAGATTATTTTTTTGGGAATGGGATGTTCATACTGGCGCAACCACGGCTTGTAGCACGTGTTACAAATGGCTATCGTATCTTGCTTATGGTAATCGTCTTCGATAGGAATTGACGTCCACGAATCCTTGCCGCGAAATGTATTACAAATAAAGCACTTGACCGTCGTGTACAATGTGCCCTCTTTTAGACATTCGCCACAAGTAAACCCGTGCTCGTCGATTTGCTTATCGTTAAACGTGGTCGGATTGCCACACGAAGGACAAAACAGATACAACTTGTTGTGGAACTGAAACAAACAACCCGTCATGTTAAATTTGACGCACTCGGTGTTCGCACACAATTCGTTCTGCATGGTCTTACGTCGTGTTTTCCAATCCTTTTTGATACGTCGCTTACGATGCTCTTCTAATTCACCACCGTCCAAGAACTCGTCTACCGCAATGCGCTTGCGTTTCTTAGTGTCAGTTTTCTCACAACGGCGCCCACAATAACACTTGAGTGTCTCGTCATCAACGATAATTTTGTGGTGACCGTTCGCAAACAGGTTACTGCATTTTGCGTCCCTTTTCACGATGAACCCCTTGAACGTGTTGCACGACAGACACACGAACACCTGCCCCACGTGCGGTTCCATGTCGTCGGAGTCTGCGAGACCATAGCGTCTGCGCAGTGCCTCGCATTGACGCGTGTAATAGTGCTCTGGTAAGGGGAATACACGTATATTCAGATGTGTCTGTTCGAACGCGTGAAAGAGCTCACGTATTGCCTCGAATTCGTAGCGCGATGAACTGTTCAGCAGCTTGCGCAGGTCGGAGCGATACGTGTTCTGACGATAATGTTTGTACATGTTTACCAATGAGTCTATCGATTTCTGTGTCACGTTGAAAAATTTAAGCCATTCAATGTGAGGGTCTCCTCTGGGGACGCGTTTCGCCATATGACGTAGCAGCAGTCGGTAGTCGCTTGGAAACTCGACGTGTGGGTTTATTTGATGGCGCTGCTCGTCAATACGTTCGCACATGGCCAGCACGTTCTGCGTAAACGTCAACCGCTGCGGTCTGTACAAGTTGCCGAGCTGTTGTTTGTTCACCTGCATCAAGTTTGACTCAATTTGTGACAGCCAGTCGCTAATCGTATTGTACTTCAAGACGTTGGTTTCGACAATTTCGCGTACAGAGTCCATCGCTGTCCAGACAGTCTTTTCAAATGTGGTCCATTTGTAAGTGTCGCACAACTCTTCGTACAGTGCGGGAATCATGCGCATGGAGTACGTCAGAAACTCCTTGATGATGTAAAACAACAAGTGTTGGTATGTCGTGAACAACCATTCTTGTAACTGCATGCGGTTTGGTTTGTCGTAAACGAAACGTTTGATGATTTTCTTACGTACTTTCCAGGACAAACGCGTCTTATCATGTTGGTACATGCCCAGTAGTGAACAGAGCAACGCGGTTCGCATGAACTCGTGGACGAGGTCGTCTGTACGGCAATAGTTCGAAATGATTTCGCGTAAATTGCGAATTTGACAGCGCTGTGGCAGGGCCTTGCACATAAGATGCACAATAGGCTGCATCTTTGGCTTGTTCTCATTCCAAAACGAACACTGGAGCTGTAGACTAATAATGTCTGGTAACGCACCCTCGTGCAATACCGTCTCCGTCCGTGGTTGGTACTTGTGAAACACGGAGCGAACATGCTCTGGAGAACAGTCCTCCAACGCACACATAAGAGGTACGTGGGCGTCATAGTAGATGTGCAGATAGAAATCGATTTCAGAAGAATGCGCACTCTCCAACAGATGTACGGTTTGATGCACGATGAGGGCCAACTTTGTGATCCACGGATGTGTGTGGTCGCCGGGCCACCACGCGTAGTCCAACGTGCGCTCTTCGACCGTCTGAAGACGCTCCCAGAACGTACCCATGAACAACCACTCATATGCAGACCCGGAGAAATGCGTTAACAGCAGTTGCTCTGGCATTTCGCGGCGCACACCGTCATAAAATTCGAACGGACATATGCGCCCGAGACCTAGTGCTTGGTCTCGGGCGCCTTCATTAAAAAATGCATCTGTTGTCCGGGGTATTTCATACGCCACTGCTCGTAGTAGCGCACGCCGTTCTGAATCTTCAAACGGTACGCGTTTTTCAAATGCAGCACCACTGGGTCCAGAATTCCCTGGAACACCGTGGGGGACGACAGAATGCAGTCTTCCATACAATACTCACCCTCCTCGCCGACAATATTGCGGTAATCCTGCAGAATGACGTTGTTCTTGACGCCCATGCCATCGGCGCGAATGTTCACGAACGCGCGCGCAATCTCGGAACGCTTGCACATGAGACACAACCGACCTTCGGATGGTAGTTTGCCTGTGCGCTTGTAATCCTCTTCCTCCGTCGGTAAGAGAAACTCGCGCAGAATAAAGGCGTTTTGCTTGACATGGGGCAAGTGCATTCCCTGACACTGGTCCCCCATGATGCACGGACGTTCCTTACGCAACGGTTCCCGCAAATACTCTTCTTCATAGGCGCGCGTCACCACCTGAATAGACACGCGCAAGTGCTCCTTGTGCTTGATGTCCTCGGGTGACAACGTGTCACACGGTTTCTGCTGTACAAGTGCACGTACATACGGAAAATCGTACGGACGCAAATGTGACAAGTCGTTACGCTTCCAGAAATCTTGGTTCTGTTGGTTGAAGAACGTCGTCTCCGCCACCATCAGTGTCTTAGGCTGTGGCACCTCCGGCTGGTTCGTCTGGAGAATGTCCGGCGTTTCTTGCTCCAACTCTTCAGCCGTAGCCGGCAACGAAGCAAATGTGTACGTATCCGTCTTCTGGCGCTTACGTTTCGTGTTCATAGTAGGCTCAAACTTGTTCCAATGTGCACATGACATTCACTATATAAGCTCGACATTTTATCTTATATAGTCGTTTTTGATCAATGAAATAGAATGGGATTTTCCGGAAAGGTTGTACATATGTGGCTGGACTTGACAAAATGAATATATTTTTCGTGGTGTCGGCGTGCATTTGGTCTTTCATTGTCGGTCGATGCATTGCCTTTGGTCCGAAATGTACTGTCTTCACATGGGTCGCCGATTTTCCACCAGACTCATGGTACTGTCTAACATCCATTCCACTGCGCATGCCACCCAAACTCGTACGCGTCATGCCTCTTCTACTGACAATATTTTCAATACCGGGATTACTACTGAACAGTACACTCGTACACAGCATTGTCGTTCTTTTCATGGTCAACGAACAAGCGTACTTACCTGTCTTTGGCACGCGCGTCTACGATTCGGTCATATACTGGCCCCTTGTCACGGCGCTTACAAATGTCGCGTTTGCACTCACGGTGCAGAACACGGTTGTAGTCATCACGCTCGGTATTAAATGTGGTATCTTTTTGTGGTTTACATGGATTGAATTCAGGTGTCGGAACAACCTTATTCGGGAAGAGTTGCCCTATGAAGAGCGTCAGCCGCGCACCGTATAAAGGTCGGTATACCAACTCACATCAACATGACCGCAAGTCTACAAAATGGTATTCGAGTCAGGTTATTTCTCATTGTAATGGCCTCCATAGGCGTTCGCATAGCACGCGAGCACAGTTCCTCATCCGTCCATAAAGCCTCGGGGCTCCTTGAAACCAATTTCTACCTGTACGGCATTCTCATGTTCTGTTCGCTGTTACCTTACAAAAATACATGGCTTCTCGCAATCGTGGCACAGGCGGCCGCCACATTTCTGGATATAGCGGCCACCGGACTCGGTATTTTGGCCACGATGCGATGTCGCACACAAACAGGGTGCATTCAAACTTTGCCAGTATCCCTCATCACGCTCGCACTGGTGGCCGCCAGTCTCGTCTTAGACGTGCTGCAAATATGGGACATATACCGTGTCATACGCGCTCCAATATTTGTGTCCTCGTCCACACAGCGAGTGCGCATTCTGTTCTCCTGGGCGTTGCCGTTCGGTTGGCTCGTGAACATTATCATGCTGACCGACTCACAATGGTCCATGTTCGCTTTCACCACCGCGCATCTCGTCGTAGACCCACTCGTTATTTTGATGGCCAACGCTAAAGAAGACGTGTTCATATCTGTACTCATTGTCGTTGTCATTGCAACGGACATCCTCGCGTGGAACATGCACACGGACACGCTCGCCCAAAAGGCCACTGTTGTACAACTCGGACTGTCCGCCGGATCTCTCATCATACAAGTGTTGGCGGGCCCGTCGACGCTCGAGGAAGCTCTAGAGGAGGAAGAGTACATGGCTGACGAGGAAGAAGAGTTCGAGGCTAGTGAATCGCAAACACTGCGCCACAGAAAATCCGGAAAAGACAAAATTAAGTTTTGACTATAAAGTGGAAATGACGATGGACACATGTCCGCCCCACCTTCTGATACGGATAGCCCTCCGCCCATCACAGGCCTGCGACAGCGCAAGTACCCAGATACGCCCATGCCCGCCGACGATTACGTGGAAGGCGACGAGGAAGATTACGAGGACCTGCCGAGACACGAGGAGCCAGAGGGAGACCGCAAAGAGTGCCGTCTGTTCGAAAACATAATGTTTATTGTGTTTGTAGCAGTAGCAGTGGCCCACTTTTGGACCGTGTGGACGTTGCAAGCGGACGTCAATATTTTAATGCAGTATCAGAAGGAACACGTGGACCAGTACAAACACATCGCCAAACTCTTGGAGAGTATGCACCAAGTCAAATGGCAAATGGTACCCGCGATTATAGAGTAAATATAAACAGTAAAAAAACCACGTATTTAAACTAAGAATAGTGTACATGTATGCACGCGCCATCTTTTCGTCAGCACGTTGTTAAACATTTTGCACCGGCAGAAGATTCCGCACGCACGCAGCAGGAGATGACTCAAGCGCGTGTCCAAATTGAAGAGGAAATTGAGGAAAACGAAGAAGAATACAATCGGGCGAAGGAAAAGAGATTTTCTGATTTGGCGAACTCAAGAGAACGCAAAGCGTTACGTTTGCGTGAACAAATCAGTACGTACGACACAGTCGTGTACGTCGACATATTGAAAGACAAGCTCGAGGCCATCGAGTCTGTCAAAACCGTGGCCCAAATGGAAGCTGTTCAGCCTACGCAATCGCCCATCTCCATTTGGTTTATCAACGCGGCTAAATTGACCAAACTCGACAATAAACACTTGTGTGCTAATATTGGCGCGAGCGGAAAAAGTGCATGTGAAAAACAGGATGACGTTGGTTCTCTTTGGACAGGCTACGGTACTCTTCCACCTTTGTTCGACGGCAACCCTCTCATAAAAAAAGCAGAAGATACATTGAGCGGCATTATCAACGGAAGATTTTCAGGCGAAACTGTCGAACAAAAACTTGAACGGTTTCGCGAAGGTGACATTCTAAGTGCATCATTCATGTTGAACGCTTACAACGAAAGCAAGCTTCTCAGTCAAGGCGCACGCAAAATGCCAATACTGGGCATAGAAAATAGATGGTGGCAAGACCTATACGAAAAATTTCATCACAAATTGCATGCCAAATGGCACTCCGAGCATTCGCAACATAATAAAGGATACGAGTGTGTGCCTCTCCATCCATTTCTGTGTTACTTTTACATTTTCGACGGGGAAAATGAGCTCGTGTTGCACCACAGCTTGAAAAAGTACGCTCTTATGGTCAAAGACAGCATACAAGCCAGATATCTTGAAGACCCTTTTGTACGAACCTTGAAGAAAGACGATGGCACTTTCGAAACCACAAAACGTTTTCCATACGGCAAACAAAAAATGTCCACGTCGGGTCCGGATTGGACACAAGGTCTTACCTTTTCGGACAACTCAAAGGCAGTGTTTATGATGTTTCTTGGAACAGTAATGGTGCATTCTTCTGAACTACCATCCTTGAATTTGGATTGGGCGTCACCGATAGAAAACAGGTGTCTCACCGCCTACGAATGGATATGTCAGACACAAGAGGCAAGATTAAATCACATGTTCGGCAAAGAAATGATACACTGGTCCTTTTCTGAATGGGGTGCGTCGGGAGGCTTCATGCCCAGTTTACTTGCACATCGGGGCCAATCCATGAAACATCTCAACATACGTCTCGAGAACAACAAAGAAGTGTGCAGCGCATGTCCGAAAGACTATATGACATATTATGGTGCGACATGGTATTCTGGTGTCAATAAAAAAAGGCCCAAAACCTCAAAGGCAAATGCGTCAGGTATATGCACACAATACATCGACGAAATTGCTGATGTACTCGAACTCACTGAAGAAGAAAAACGAAATCCATGGTGGTTGAACTGGGTTGGTACATGGGAACAAGCTCAACGTCGCTTGGACGCCTACAAGAAGAAACAGCAAGAAATGTACGATAACTCTGACCCACGCTACAGCTGGGTCAATTACTATCTCAACTTGCTCATTCTACAGGTGGATTTATGGGTGAAAAAACTGTTCAACGTATGCAATGTCAAAGTAGATGACAGTGGTGACGAGCAGGCCGAACTTACGGAGGAAGAGAAGAGTCAGTGGGAATGGGTCAATCAAAAAAGCGCGGGAGGAGTTGCAGCTGCCGCGGCCGCCGGAGCAGCCGCGGGTTCGTTTGTACCAATCCTTGGAACTGCCGCCGGTGCAGCTATAGGCGCGAGTACAGCCGCATTGTTCGCAAAGTATGGTGCATCCGGGGTTTTTCGTACTGTCAAAGAAATGGTACGCGTTGGTGGCGTGCTCCTATACAAGGTTATTGGCCTGGTCATGCGCTCGCCAATGGTAATGGAAGGCCTTCTTAAACTTGCCATCGATTACAAAAAGACGTTATGTTACAGGATGGCCATGAAACAAAATAAATTCGACCTCGTAAAGACAGATAAAGACGGGTCGTTGAAAAAAATGAACGATATGGGCCAATGGATACCGCTCACAGACCAGGCAAAAAAAGATATTGAAGTGAAGGCTTCCGAAGTCCGAAAGGAAAAAGATAAAAGGAAATTTTATCAATTCTTCGCTGTTCTTCAGGAGATGGGAGGAGCAGACGGTGCCAATTACCTCACACAAGCTCTGGGGGCCACGTCTTTATACATTGAAGGTGCCTTTGACAAGTTGGTAGACTTGCTTACCATCATACCGGGTATATCACAGATGTTGAAAACAACTGGACTCACAGCGGACAAGTTACAAGGAATGATAATTGTTGCTTTGACGACTGCTGGCCAGAAAAATTTCAATGCGATTGTCAGGGCGAACAGCACTATGTCACGTCTCACAAAATTTTACGACGTAATGATGAACGGTGCACAAGACTGTCTCACAAATGGCGACCGTCTGGTGGTGAAAGATGGGGGCGAACTGGGCGAAGGGGAACAATACCTAAATTACGCCTGGGAGACGCTCCATTTCAACGTACCTTACTATGCTCTTATGATTATCAACGAGATGGCGATGAACGCCTCAACATTCGAAAAAGACGAATCCAAAACGGAACGAAAGTATGTGGATAGGGGTTCAATTATGCCATGGGATGCAAATTTTGAGGACAAGATTGATGAGTACATTCAATACTTCACGATGGGTCAAACAGTACCGGGTGGAGAACCTGCGTTGTCAGAAGAACAGGAAAAACTCGTTGCCGAGCAAAGTGAGAAATACGAAAGTGCAATGCAAGCCATTGAGGACCAATTTGATTTGGAATTGAAACTGTTTCAATATCAAAAAATGCAAAACGACCTTCAACATAAAACGGCGGAAGCTGTGACAAAACGTTTGGCTGGTGATACCGGTATGGAAAGCGCAACAAATGAACTCGCGGCGAAATATCGCGAACTAGCGCAGAGAAATCAAAAATTTATCGATGATAAACTTGCCGAAGATTACCGTCAACAATTGTATTGGTGGGCCGGTGCAATCGCTATAACAGCGAGCGCCGGTCTTTTTGTTGCCACCGGTGGTGCTTCCGCAGTGATTCAGGCAGCCGTAGGGGGCGCAGGCGCATTGACGTCCGGGGCGGCGGCTGCCACTACTGTGGGTGCCACTACGGCGGCGGGCACGGCGGCGGCTGGTAGTGGGTTAAGCATTACTGGATTAATAGCGAGTGGCGCAACCATGACACGGACTGTGGCTTCGGCAAAAATACTCGTTGACACATTCTTTTCTCCAACTGAACAAAGGCTCGCGTTGCTATATGGATGTTCTTTAATGTACAGAGGATTCAACAAGGCTAGTGATGCTATGGAACATTGGAACGACCAATACAAGCAATTCCCAATAAACCAGGTTCTTCAACACCAGGAGCAATGGGACATGATATTCCGTGCTAAACTTCGAGAAAAAATTATAGAACTGGGAGCAAAACAACGACCATCTATGGAAGACACGACGCTCGAACGTACTGAAAAATGCATCGAATTGCGTCGCGTTATTTCTAAACAACATTCTTTACTCATGAAATGGACAGACCCGTTGACACTCGGCTTCTTAGACATAGATAAGTGCTTAAAAACGTTCAAATCATATGGAGATGTGATAGTATAAACACTAAATTACAAAATAATAGTTCATTTACTCCTCGTCGTCCGACTCGTAATCGCCCCAGCTCTCGATGCGCGGGGTACTGCCCCACGTATCCTGGGACGCACAGCTTGCGCTGTCGTCTTCCGACGGTTCCTCTTCGGCCACTTGCGTCGACGCCAGCGACGGGAAAGACTTGACGGAATCAGTGTCAATCGACGAACACGCATCGCTCACTGCAAGCTTACGAGTCGTCGGGGCCTGCCAGGTCCGGGTCACACACTTGTTCTCGGCCCAGTCGATTTGCCTCTGAAGCTTGCTTGTGGCAAGGTCCAGAATTTCTTGGGTCTTTTTCGGAAACGCGTACACCTGGCCGCGGAGCTTGATGAGGAACGCGCCGCCTGTGAACACCACGCCCAGGCGAAGCTTCTTGGTGTTGTGAACACGGTCGACCGCGGCGACGATGGCGTTGACGTGTTTCCACTTGCTGCCACACACAAGACCAACAGCCTGGGCGGAACAGGGAATACGCCTCACTGTGCCCCTGGTGTGAGTAGGTTCTTTCTTCGCCGGACACGTCGTGGGCGTGTTACGGGCCACACCGGCCGTATCCAGGGACGCGAACCTGTTCATCGTGCTCGTAGACATTATCTGAACCACACAGTCACGTCAGACAGTGGTGTGCGTACGTGCTTTATGTTTTCAGGTGTGTACGCGTGTATATGAAGACTGAACAGGAAACGTACGAAGCGGATCTCAGGATAAAATTAATTGACACCAACGAGATTTAATTTAAATTAAATTAAATTTGTCGAGGTACAACATTTTTTTTGGCCGCGGACGGAGATTTAATTTAATTTTTTTAAATTAAATTTGTCGAGGTAAAACATTAATTGACACCAACGAGATTTAATTTAAATTAAAGTAAATGTGTCGAGGTACAACATTTTTTTACACGCGGACGGAGATTTAATTTAAATTAAATTAAATTTGTCGAGGTACAACATTTTTTTTGCCCGCGGACGGAGATTTAATTTAATTTAAATTAAATTTGTCGAGGTACAACATTTTTTTACACGCGGAACAGGAATTCATTGGAATCCAATAACCATATAAAAATCCAAAGTCACTTTTCATAGGAAGACTATATAGAGCCCTCGACATTGGAGAAAATGGTACGAACCAAGAAGAGAAAACGTCAGCGTGACCCAGCCCGTCCAAAGCGCGCCATGACTCCTTTTCTATATTTTGCGTGTGAACAGCGCAAGATTCTGAAGCAAACGGATGTGAAGATGACGTTGCCGGACCAGAGTCGGCGTATCGCCCAACTGTGGAAAGAAGTCACAGATAAGTCCAAGTATATTGAGCAGGCAGCGGTGGACCAGGCACGCTACAAGGAGCAGATGAGCCGTTACATTCCACCTAAGAAAATCAAGCGGCCTCGTAGTTCGTATGCGTTCTTTATGCGTGACGTCCGCGAACGCATTGCTCGCGCATCGCCCGAAAAGACGCCACGTGAGCTGATGTCGGATATTGCCGCAGCGTGGAAGAGTATTTCTGACGACGAACGTGCCCGGTACACGAATATGGCAGAGAAGGACAAGCAGCGCTACGCCGACGAAAAAAGTGCCGAGTAAAGTATAAACAAGAATACACGTTACACGAATGTATTACAAGAAAAATTTATCTATTTATGATTCTACATTTCCGTTTGTGTGGGTGTCTATACTCACGTGGTGGTTAGACCGCTTGTTTGTCGAGCTTGGTCATCGGTCCTCAGATATGTCGGTGTGCCTTCACAACGACTTGCAGTACGTGCGTTTTCATCAGTACACGTGCGTAACACTAGTGATTTTACAAGTGTTCAAATCTGTGCTAGTCCGTAGACGCGAACACGTACGAGAGGCCCAACTTGTGAATTCGACTACGCATCCTGGGGCCGTTGTTTGTATCTTTGTATGTCAGGGTATATTAGTATTTGCGTGGTGTGCCATATTTTCCGTATTGCTGGATGTTTCGCCGTGGTTGTGTGTACAAGCGCTGCTGCAAAACCGCGCGGTGATCGTTCTGCTATCCCTAGTAGCCATTTTGATGACATTACCTGTCGAAGCTATCCTATGGGATTGTTTTCTCCAACGAGGCTTGGTCAACACAGTATAAATATATCTAATAATCCAATGAAAATGTTATTGTCGTTTTTTTTATCAATGAACCTATGTTTACTGTCTATAATCCTGGTAAAAGTTTCATTGGTCTGTTTCACGGTCCCGTGGTCTGTATTATTGACGCTATTTGCCGTGTCTTTACTCTCGTCTTTACTTGTTCATATGTACAGCTGGCGGTGTTGGAAATATCTGCGTCACAAGCCACAACGACTGCGTTCGTTTAAGTCCGAAGCCTCTGAACATGTTCCCCAATGCATGTATGTAGTATTCGGATGGTTGTGGCTGATGGCGGGTTCAGGCGTCGGCATCACGTACATGTGTGACACGGAGTACTGGCCTTGGTCTACTCTTGGGTTTTTACCGGCGGTGACTTATACTGCATCCTGGTCCATGATAGTGCGGTCATCTGGGTCCTCTGGGTCCTCTGAAACGGCCTCAGTCTCATCCGAGGACGAGCCGGAATCTTCTAATGTGAATACGTCTGTGGAAAGTGGCGATTTAGTGGCCCCCATTTCTTCGGGCGACTCTGCACGCGGAGCTGTCAATTGAATTTCTTCTTCCTCGTCAGTGACGTCCACATTGTTATACCGAGTTTCGTTATTGATCCAATTTTTAATGAACGGATGATGTGTGATAAACCACGTGCAGCACATGATCACAGCGGAAGCCGTCGCAACTGTAATCGCAACGTAGACCATAGCCCCTGATTCAACCCATGGGTCGCTCGTTGCGGTAGCCACAGCGGAGGGACTTGTTGTATTGACCACTAGCGAACTTGCATTCATAGTCGAACATTTTCAAAAGGACTATATAGTTATCTTTTGAAATCCCATAATGAAACCCAAACTTCGCGTTGTACGTTTTGTTTTCGCAGCAGTACTGACACTGTACACGAATCTGGTGCTGACAAACTTTGTGTCTTACCGCCAACACTGGTACACCCAAACGTATAACAATGGGACGGCCCTCACACCGCTGTACGATTCGTTCTTTATGGACTGGATACACGGCTACGACATTCCCATACCATCGTCAGTGACTCTACGAGACATGGTGGACATATGCACATACACTTGGGTTCTGTTGTGTCTGGTTGTGTGGGCGACATGTTCTCGCAAGCCCATCATCATTGCCAAGGGGTTGATGGCGCAAATGGTATTGATACCAGCGTTTTCGTGCGCACAGTTGCTCACCGTGGTTCCGGATTCGACGCCGAATTGTTTAAAAGAATTCAACATTCCTACGACGCAGGACGCAGGATGGGTCTTTTGGCGGTGGCCACATCGCGCATGCGGGAACATGTTGTGGTCGTCCGACATCACTCAGCTCGTGGTGTTTACGTCGCTGGCGGTTCAAATGGTACCGTCCAAGAAACACCGACTCGGGAGTATCGTGTGGATAGTCGGCGAATGCTGGACCTGTATGACGATTATATTTGCGTTTAGCTCACACTATCAGTATACAGTGGACGTCGTGACGACGTACCTTGTGGTTAAACTAGCAATGTCCAATCCCACCATTACTTTCCTTGCGCGTTGGTTTTTCGTGAAAAACGGCGAGTACTTTGAACGTGTTCCCATGCAAGAACTTCCAAGAGCGACTATATAACCCACGGGGAACTTCTACAACATGTCGCAGACGCCTTTACAACTACAAGAGCAAATGGTCGCTCACTGGCGCGAAATGGACGCCGAACACCGGTACAGTACACGTAAACGCAGCCGTGAAGATGCACCAGAAGAGGCGCGTACTAGGTCAAAAACTCTAAACGACGGGGATGTAAATACAAGTGTTGGTCTCGGACATGAAACGCAATCAACACCCGCGCCAGGTCAAAACGCTTAAACGCCGACGCGATATGAACCTTTTGGACTCTTTGCGTATTAGATATATAGACCATGGGAATGGTTTTTTTCCATATTTTGACCGATACACCGTCGTGACGCAGGAGTGGGGTTTTTAAATTAAAACGGAACGTAATATTGCGTACAAAATTCAGAAATGGATATTGGCGGAAAAACATGACCGCGCCGTTGTTGAACCGCTTGCAAAATTTTCCGGGTGTCCATGGTGACCAGATTTGCAGAGGTTCGCTTAAATGTGCCGACCACAAATGGCGCTGCTGGAGCGTGACACGGTTCACCGCCCTGAAATTGCGCTGACACACTTCTTGGACCCCTTCGCGCGAATCTGACTCCAACTGAAACTGGCGACTGAACTGGCGCCAGTCCGAGGAACGGAACCTAAAATCTCTGTGAACGACTGACCATAGATACCGTTCGTACAGACGAGAGTATGAAACAATAAGGTGTACACAGTCCATAGGTATCATGACTCACGAATCACGTGGACACGTTTATACTTGGTCTCACATTTGACATCCGTATTATGTTCAGAATAATAAAAAATGAAAACGATGTATACACAATGAGAACAGAATATAAAAACATTCTTTGTTTTAATTAAAAAATGCCTATGTATGAAGATTACTACTCCGATGCATCCTTTAGTTCAGAAACCGATACTGACGAAGAGGAGGTAGAAACTGATGTTTATGACCCCCGCGAAGAAGAGTACTGGGCAATCGAGGCACTCATGGACATCCGTAAGCCTCCTCCGGCTATCGAGTACCTGTGTTCATTGTGTTCGTTTGATTTGCGCGAATGTGTCGTGGGCACATTGCGGCACGACATTGAATCGGTCGTGGACTCGAAATCCGTCCGGTCTTGGCACAGTTTTTGGAAACCCGAACAGCAGGGCGACCACGCGCGATTTTCGCACGATGACTGGGATGCCATTGGCGAATTTGCAATGCAACTCTGTGAATGCTGTGTCGTCCAACCGGGACAAGAACTCATTCAGTCGTGTATCATTCGGATTCTGAGTCTAGGTCGCTTTGTTCCGCCGCCACACGTCGTCGCTTTGCCTCTGGCTCGTAGTCACTAGAATCGTCATCGTCGTCCTCCGAATCGACATTGTCCGGTACCCAGTCTGCGTCTGAATCAGATTCCGATTCAGACGAGTCCGCTTCCATGTGATGTTGCCAGTCGTGAATGTCCCATTCGTGTTTTTTTGCGTCGCGCACGATTTTTTTCCACGGTAGCGGGTCGAGTCCGCCAACGTAACACGCGCAGTTTACCTCATCCCTAATTTTTTCAATGGAAGATTGATTCGTACTGAACTCTGTAAGCTCTTCACCATCGAAGAAAACGGCGTCGCAGGTTTTCACTCGCTTTGAGACGCGCTGGAAATACACAAACCAAGCCTTTTGCACGCGCTTGAAAGTTGTGTCTTTGTGCTTGAACGTCACCGTATCGTCTTCAAAAATAGCAGTAACTTCTTTTTTGCCAATTCTACCTACAACGGAAGACATTTAGATGACGAAACCACAGTTACATATATATGTATTTTTGATAGAGATTAAAATAGGATTCTTTCAAATGGGTATATAATGATTTTACAATGATTAATGTTGGTCCAGTTCGTTGGGTATCTTTTTCTGCTGTCTGCATCTATTTCGTCATCTATATCTATGAACTTCCAAAAGCTAGCCCAGCACGAAATTCATTACCTGGACCCACGTACTCGTCTTCGTAAACGTCAAACCCCCTTGAAATCGACAGTGTATTGCCGGCCTTTGTTCTTGGTCGCGATATGCTTGTCATTTGCGGCATCGACCATGGATTTCCTGGCGCTCACTTGGCTCCCACCACTGACGGTCGGCATTTTCGGAGCAGTGTCCATCATCGTCAATCTCCTCGTATCGAAAATAATACTCTTCGAGCAACCGGACTCCAAGGAGTGGGGCGCCATAGCCTGTGTCGTCACGGGTTGCTTGTTGTCCATCGCGTCCAAGGTCAATGGCGAAAACGACACACCACCACCAGAACTGCTGGAGCGCGTCTCGTCGTGCGTGTACATCGTTGCCAACTGGATTGTACTCCAATTGTTCTATATTGCACTTCAAAAAGATTTGTTACCGCCAAGTGGACAACGTTTCGGCTACCCATTCATTGCCGGTGCACTGGGCGCGCAAAACGTGTGCATGGGCAAATATATCGCATGGTCCGTCGCGGAAGCAGTCAGCAAGGGCCATTTAACGGTTCGTTCAGACGTACTCGTGTCTGTCATTGGACTTTGCGTCGGGTCCATCATCGTGCACATCGCATGGTTAAATCTGGGACTCGCGAAACACGACGCGTATTATTGTATTATTGTGTATCAATCTACGTGGTTTTTCTTCACCACATTGGCCGGGATTGTGGTGTATGACAACATGGCCACGCTCACGGCGTTGTCACAATTTATGTTTTTCACCGGTTGTTTTCTGGCAATGTACGGCGTTTGGAAAATATCGTGCATACACAAAGACTCAAACGAAACTTAACGTAAGCGACTTCATATTTCTTCCACAATCCGCCATAGAACTGCCCTGTACCAGCCTGTACAAATCGTGCGGGTGCATAGAGTTCGAAATAGAATCGTCCAACATATCGCCTTCTTTCATCGCGCCTATCACAATCTCGGAACAGTACCAACGCGGTGACAACCCCAGATACGTATACGACATGGGCGACGGAGAGAACGGTGCCCAGTACATAAAATAACCCATGTGATTGAACGGGTCGCCATGGTGCTCCTTGCAAAAGTCTAACATGGTGTCGTACTGTGATTTAGAACACTCCATCGAACGGAAAAACCACTCTTTGCGTGAAAAGCGTTTCTTCTCCAAGTGCACGGCACCGGAATAGACAATAGAACATGCCAACCCCGCTACCGTGTCCGTACCCGTGGGCGACCCAGGTGGGCAAAACAAAAGCTCGGCATGGATGAAAGGAGCAGACCCGTCGTCAGTAGACGCCAAAGACGCCGCGATTCGGTTTAGCCAAGAAGATTCCAGGATATCGGAATCCGAACGAACAAAGCACAACATAATTTTATGCGTCATGTCAAAATAGTAATGTTATTTTAAACTCTTTTATATGTAATTTTAGTCACTCTCTACCGCAGAAGATTCGGCGAACTCTAGTCCCGACGAGGTTTTATCTGACGTCTCGGCAAATTCCATATCGGAATCGCTCTCGGCGGCAGAGGACTCGGCAAATTCCATGCCCGATGACGTCTTGCCGCGTTCTGACGACTCTTCCTCCGACGAATTCGCCTGCACGCTCCTTTCCGACGATTGTGCAAAGTCGAGGTCCGAGTCCGTGTCCAGCGCCGACGACGCGGCAAAGTCCATAGATTCGTTTTCGGACTGCTCGGCAAAGTTCAGCTCTTCGTCTGACGACACCCAGTCGTCCGTCATGTTCTCAATCATGGCCGAGAGTTCACCCGGTTTCGGCGCGGACCATTCTTGTGAGTCCTCCTCGCCCAACATCATCAAATTGTTGACCGGAGTCGCGGTAGCGGGCAATTTTGCGGGTATGGACCGCAATCCCCACGACGCGAATTTGGCCGCGCGTCCCTCAAATCCATCCCCATTGAACGGTTGTGTCAAAAGGGTTTGGACAGCAGGGTTGTCGTCTTGCATCTTTTCCAAAGCGCTCGCGAGCAAAAACTTGGCCCCGCGGTCTTTCGTGGCAATATCTTTCAATACGAAAACATCACCACGGGCAGAGCGACCACCGTCGGCTTCAAATATATTTTTTTCAACGTCAATGGTGCAGATGGCCTTTGCATTAATGTACTGTTTTTCGCGACGGCTGCGCGGCGTCACTGCAAACTTTTTGCTCGCGTCGGCGGGTACGTAAAACACGCGCACAGAGTTCGCTTTCGAATATTCAACGATATCGCTTGCGCCCAGCCACGCGTCGGCACCGGTGGCTTTCAGCCATTCCTCCAAAGGAACGATGAAATCCGTTTGAATTTCTGTTGTGAGTTCTTGCACAGTGTTCTCCGTCTCCCAAGCGGATTTGTTCGTGCTCGCACCGATGGTGGCTCGTACCTTTGCGACGTCTCCGATAAAGTATGGCAAGATTTGATTCACAACCACACTTTGGAACGTAGATTCCTGTGTCTCTGAGGACTTGGACTCGCCACCGGTTGTCGCAAGCTGCTTTGCCTTGAACTCGATTTCCGCGTCTTTCCAAGATTTGTCTTCCATCACACGGGACACTGCACACCACTCGATGAACTCTTCTTCGTCGATGGTGCCGTTTGCATCCAAGTCGTTGTCGAGTACCAGTTGCTCGGCGGGGCTCCCATCACGTCCCACTCTTCGGAGAGCGTCTGCGAGCTCTGAAACCGTAATCTGACCGTTGCCGTCGGTGTCGTACGTCGTGAACACATACTTGACGAACGCCAGTTGTTCCGTATCCTCTCGCAAGGCTGCGATGAGCGCGGCACGCTCCTCAGCGTCTTGCCGCACGCGTTCGGCTTCCGCTTCGGCTGCTTTCGCGGCTTCCTCCTCGGCGGCAAGACGCTCGCGTTCGGCCTCCGCTTCGGCTGCTTTCGCGGCTTCCTCCTCGGCGGCAAGACGCTCGCGTTCGGCCTCCGCGGCTTTTTCGGCGGCGTTTGCTTCTTCAGCCAAACGCTTTTGCTCTCTGGCCAATTTACGTGCATTTTCGCGCTCTTCTTTGGCCAATGCGACGGCCGCGTCGTCAACAGACCATCCGGCGGCGTCGGCATCGGCGAAAGATTTCTTTGTGGCCGATTTGCCTGTGGAACTGTTCTGGTACACCTTTTCGTCCACGGTCATGAACCAAGTGTCTGGTCCAGATGCCGCAACACCGGCCTTTTTAGTCGCATACACTTTCATCGCCTGGCGGTTCGCCGCACGTTGCTGTTGTTCCAACAGTTCGCGCTCTCTCGCAAGGCGTGCTGCGGTCTCGGCGGCACGCTGTTCCACAATGCGCACTTCCTCCGCACGGGCTGCAGCTTCTTGACGGACGCGTTCGGCCGCCTCTTCGCGTTCACGGGCAAGACGCTCGCGTTCCAGTCTGGCGACCTCTTCGGCTTGTAGACGTTCGGCTTCACGTGTCGCAGCGTCTTCGCGCGCGCGTTGCTCGCGCTGCTGGCGTTGCAAGTCGTCTTCGCGCGCAAGGCGGCGCGCGAGTTCGGCCGCCTCTTCGCGTACACCACCAACCACGGGCAGCTGTAACGATATGCGTTTGCCTTCGTAAATGTCTTTGAGTTCGCTGTGAAGTTTCCTGGGATTGAGGTACACGGTCGGTTCGACAAACTCAATCATGTGCACGTAATCGCTGTCCGCAGTCGTGCCTGTCTCACACAGCTCAATCACTTCTAGCACTGACAAATCCAGGTGTTCCGGCAACTGGGCCACGCGGTCTTGGAACACGCGCGTACCAAAATCCGCATCGACAATGTTTCGGGGTGGGGTCATTAGGCGTTTAATCCTGCCCGCGACACCCTTGCACCGTTGCTCGAATTCTGCATCGCCGGGCTCGAACCGATATTGCTTGCGCTTGGCGGACCCTGCTTGACGTTTGATGACAGTCGACAGTTTTATCTTATTCGACAGTAGTTGTCCGTCACTGTATGACAGCCGGACCTGGCCGTCAGACAAGCCCGGGTTAATGTCCGGGTCGCCTTTAGCGCCAAGCTGGGACCAGGACTGTGCACCCGACTGCATTTCCCAATGGTATTTTTCGAGGGAGTTGGCCGCAATTTTTTCCGTGGGTTTAATGGTACCATTTCTGTAATGGATGTTTAATGTCGTTTTGGTCGTCACGGGCGACGCGGGGGGATTTCTCATGACTTGGAGTTCATTGGTCGCGTTGGCGATGAGCGCCTCCAATTTCTCAGCATTTTTTACGTGAGTGCGTTTCTCAAAAACGTGCCGCACAAAGTTGTCCATGTACCCGAACCCAACTTGGATGTCCTGCGAATCTGCCACCGCAGGTTTGGGTACGCGCTCCACGCGGGAGATGAGCCCGGCAATGGTTTTCTCCTTCGCCAGTGCTTCACGCAAATCTTGAAGAAACTTACTCTTAGCATCGATAAGAGATTGACGTTGGGGGAGGTTTTCTCGAATACGTAATGTTTTCATGGAATCCGTTTAATTATCGACATGCGTATATATAGGGTTGTTTTTCAAAAACGATAGGGATGAGATGTCGCCAACATCCTGTGAATATATACCAAGGCCGCCGCCGTCCGAAATGGCAGCGCTATTTGGTGTACGCGTTGGGCATTGGTTTGCTCGTAGTCGTAGGGTGGTCTGTCCTGCGCGATACGACACCGGTCAGAATTAAGGTGCCTTCGGACGAGGATTTGAACCAATTGCCCGGCGCCACCGTCGGCACCGACAAATTGGACGACGTCTACTGGCGTGTCAAGATGCGCCACGTGAACGACATGCTTGCACGGGAATGTACTCGAACAAACTTCACTTTGTTCACCAACAAAAACATAGAGTTGGACGGCGAAACAATGAAGGAGTCGTACATTTATATATGTGACAATGGTCCCATTCTGAATGCCCGGGCTATACACTCGGGTCAATCTGTGGATTCGGTGCGCTGCAAAGAAACGTACGGGTCCAAAACGTCGGTCAAGTTGCGCGAGTATCCGTTTTCCTTAAAGTACATATCCGGACTTACGTTTATGCAAGAAACCAAGGTGGTACGCTCGGCCGTGGAAGCGTGTAAATGGCTGCACGCGATTGAAGTTGTGGAATCGCGCTGGGACTGAATTTTCCTATATAAGTTGCTTGCACGACGTCATAGATGGACCAAGGTATTGCATTGCCGATTCGACAGATGCTTCACTATGGCAAAGTGTTGCGCACGACGCCCATGCTTTACATGTGCCGCAACGTGATTCATCATCATCTGTTTGGAAACGGTATTGAATTTTCGCATCGACGTGGCCGTGTGCGACCAGACCCACACATGCAAGAAATCATGAACGATTTTTGGCTGCCGTGCTGCAAACAAATGACCGACCAAGTCCTTTCTATTGGCATCGTCGTCATCCGCATCGTAAATCTGGAACACGGGCTTAAAGTCCCGGTGGTACTTGAACCGGACGCGTTTCGCCTAAAGATGAAGTACGTGCTCGGATTGCGCGAGTACACTGTTCTCGACCAACAAATGAACGAAATTCCGGATACGCACGTCTACGATTTGTTCGGGCATTCGCCCACTGCCGGTGGCGACATGACCTCAGTCGTTGCCAATCTCATGCCCGAGATTCAGTACATCAATACCTTGCGCGGCACGTCACTGGTCATGGAGCAGAAACGCGCGGACCCTGTTTTGATGACAGAAGCCGTAGACACCAAAATAGACAACGTCGAAGGGGTAAATTACGACTATTACGCGGATGGCGACATGCAAGACACGTCGTCCGACAACAAGTTCACGCGCGACCGACACAACGTGACCGCACTGCGCAATCAACAGATGATGTACGACGCGTTTTTCGCCGGTGGGGCGCCCGCCTCTGTTGGGGGAAACGTTCTGGAAAACATGGTCAACGTCCCACTGGGCCAACGCATTGTCAACGTCCCGACACAAACCGGACGCGGTGATATTTCAGCCCAGACCAAGGCTTTTCAAGACGTTGTATGTGGCGTGTTGGGCATTCCAAGGGCTCTGCTCATGTCGGACACACCGCACAAATCCGACGAGGAAGGTACGCACCAAACGTTTAAAAAGACTATTTTGAGCTGGAAAACATCCCTCCAATCTGTATGCGAGGCAATATACTCGATAATATATGCGGAAGACATAAAGCAGCAACTGTTGAAAGCCATTGGAAAGAAGAAGCGCAAGCGCACTGACATTGCCGACGTCTATATGCTGAAGAAACGCCTACAGGTAGAAATCGTGTTTCCAATTTCTCCGTTTCTGTCGCATGCAGAATTACACCAACATTACCAGAACGGTGTCATCAGCTGGGAAACGTATTCACAGCACGCGTGTGCAAACGCATCGCTGCCGTACGAACAATTGGAGGAGCCTTCTGCTATGGTTTCGGAACCCGGGGACAGTCCAAAGCCTAAAGAACCTAAAGAACCTACAGAACCTAAAGAACCTAAAGAACCTAAAAGTACAACGAGTGAAGAAAAAGAAGATTAATTTGATTCGTGATACATTGCATCGTATGATGCTAAAATTTTATAATCAATATGCGACAGAAAATGCTGGGTCCCTCTGCACGTCACCGCAACATACAACGCGCCGTGGCTCGGTTTCGCCGCCGTCTGCTCCTGCTTCACGCGCAGTTCGGCCACCTTGTTTCCTTGGGCGTCGGCCGCCGTCTGAATAAGCTTTTGAAGCGTGTCCGAAGACAGTTCCATGCACGTGGCAGAGGAATGTACGCCTGGCCGGCGAAAGTTCACCCGCAATGTCAGGTCCGCCTGTCGGAGGGACGCCAGTATCTTTTCAATGGACATGGCCGTGCCGTAGGTTTCCGTGGTCTGGTACAACAACGCACCGTTGCTTTCGGCTTTGCGCGTTTCATTCATTTCGAACAAATCTTTTCCTTGTGAGCGCAGTTGCCTCAACGCGGCGCCCTGTTCCGTGACGCGGTCTTGGCTGAAATTTTTCATGCCTACTGGACGCACCGTCGCCTCCAAGATGATGTGATGTTTGGTTGTTTTGGACGCGCTGTCAATCGGAGTAGGGGAAGGGTCCGGAGAACGAAAGGCCAAGCGAGACATTTTCCTATGGAAAGACACTTTATATACTGTTTTTTTATCAAAAATCTAAGTAGTCACTGGACATGTTTTTAACTGTAGGAAACTCTTCCCGTTTCTGTTTGATTGGGGCGCGTACAGGCGACATCAAATAGCCGACAGACCCCACAAAAAGTGCAGCGTTAAGCACAATAATATGCCATATAGAACACCCCATTTCGACAGTGTCTCGGACCACATGAACCAGTACTCCGTACACGGCAGACATGCCCACCAACATCAGAACTATAGACCAACGCCCAACGGTCTGGGGTGCACAACACGCCACATGCTTTGTAGTGCGCCAAATATCCGACAAGTATAATTGCCGGCACACGTAGATGATAATATGCCACGATAACATAGACAGGAACACGGTGCGCCATTCAGAGTCATCGTCCTTCAACAAATGGTCCAACATATAGGACAAATACAACCAAAACACACCCAGCACCATGTCGTGTATCAACCAAATCGTCACCCGTTTACGAAACAGTAATATTTTAAACGACTCCTTCTCGGCCGCACATTGCAACAAACAGATAAAATGCGGCACACAACTAAGTATCCACAGCCCACTGGTGGTCGCCCACATAACCTGAACTAATTCAGTGTGACCCTGCCAAAACGTACTCCTGCACGTCCACGAGACGTAAAACGAAGTTGCGGCGGTCGCCCCAGACAACCCGCGGAAAAAACACGTCAAAAATAACACCGAATCTGACGAGGAACAGCCGAATCCGGGAATGCAACACGCCGTCGTCGTAGGCATCTCGTCGTAACTGTCGCGCAAAAATGCTGACCCAATTAACTCAGACAGCGACACGCCCATCAAAAACAACGTAGACACTCCCATGCTAGCAAACCACGCGTCTATATCGTGATTGTACCACGATATAGACGCCAAAGCTATCGAAACCACCGCAGAGAGGAACAACACTTTTCGCAAGGACTTTCTCAACTTCTCAAACAAAATTGTCATAACCGTTCTGCCCACCGACACAATCAAGAGGACCAATATCAAAAGGACAAACAATTCATACATTCAATTCAGTCAAAATTACAATTTATAGTGCGTTTTTAGAAAAGTATTTCGAAAACACCTGACCACCTTGGCTCGGTTTTACGAACGTCTCATACTGGGCCTGTGTTTCCTGCTGAAACACTCTGTTCTTACGCAAACGGTTCAGTCGAGTTTTTTCTGCATGACACCCTGGACATAGGGCTTGTAGATTAGAAGCCACGTCTTGTCCCCCATCTTGTAATTCTATAATATGGTCCACCTCGAAATTGGGAGGTATTGGAAACATTCCGCATTTGTTACACTGATAACGCTGGCGATACGCAATTTCGATACGCAGTGAACGACTCAAGACACGCTTGGGTATTTTCTTGGTATATGGTTTTAAATCACGACAAAAATGCATCAAGCTATTGGAACGCTGGTAAGTCGAATCCATATACCAGTTTACGAACTGCACAGCTATTTTACACGACATCACGCACACGTCTCGATGCTGTACAATGCCTAAGGATTTACACTCATACTCGAACCGGTCTTTTGACAACTCGAAGGCCTGTTCGGTTATGCACATTGCGCTCCGAACATTGTCTTCGTCGATGAAATGCTGTGAATCGATTGGATACAACTCCATCACTAATGTGACACCAATTAAGAAAGATCCGATTTATAGGTATATAAATGCCTTTTTTTAGGTAACGGATGAATGATATCAGAGACGCCCCGGACATAGTTGACCCGACTATGCTCAAACGCGCGAGGGTCGACACTATCATAGGGGGCGCCCACACGGGCTCAGCACAACAAAAACCGCGCATAGAAATAAATGTAACGCCAGTACAGCCTACACCAGCGCAGCAGCAGCAGCAGATTGCGAGACAAAAGAGCATGGCAAACATCATACAAATTCGCTTCAAAAAGGCCATTCGCATCAATGATTCCACCATGCTCATTCGATGTCTAGAGTCCGGGTATAAACCCACGACTATACAATGGCTTCAAATCATTGGCAAAATGCACGTGGCGACAGCACTGAACTGTGTGAGACTAGCAAGGACGCTTGAAGCGCCTTGCATCTCCTCCGCCATACGGCGACAACACAGGGCCTTGTTCAAGGAAGTCCTGAACCGCGTGGACACAGTGCCCACGGCACAGATGGAAAGTTTGATGGCGGTGCCTGCCTATTATTTGGGAATCTGTCTAGACAAAGGCCTGGACCCCAATATACGATTAAAAAACAAGCGGTTGCCCCTCGAACACGCTTGCTCACATTCGCGCATCGCGCACATTGAAATTCTTTTAAAAGATGAACGGACCACCGTTTCACAAAACGTATGTCGATTCATGATTCGCCAAAGTAAACAGCAGCGGTTTGCCGACAGGGCGATTGAACTGTGCGACAATATCGTCCCGAACATGATTCTGGAAGCCGTCGTCGCCAACGTCACGTCAGCACTGTGCTCCATGATGAAAAAACTAGAAATCAAGTACGAGGACAATCAAGCGTGGGAAGACATCACACACATGATGCTATGTCCCATACTGAACGATTACACCACAGATATCGTGAAAACGCCTGTCAATGACCACTACTATGACAGACAATCGCTCTTGAAATGGGTGCGCAATAAACACAACGACCCGCTGACAAGAGAACCCCTTCAGGAATCTGACTTGCTTTTACGGTCGGAATTTTTAAAGGATTATGCTAAAATTTTACAAGCTAAAATTCAAAAATTACAATGACGTTTCCTTTTTTATACTATATAACGGTCCGTGTTTGTTCGAACATGCTTGCGCCAATCATACCAATGCTAGCCCTATTGATTTCGGGCACGTATGCTACAAACGTAATCATCAGTAACGCTGGTTCGAACAACCCATATTACAGCATCAAGTACGACGGAAACGACATAAACGCTCTAAACGACGGCGCGGCCTTTTTAGAACCTGGAATGCAATACACGTTTCAAAACACAGATTCGAATAACAATGGGTTTTGTACACATCCATTTCAAATTTTAGGAACCACTATTAACTGTGGAAATTCTGCATTGGTTACAATTCCAATAGGCACGTGCAATGTAACGTGGCGATGCACGTTACATTCTTATATGACAGGGACTATCAAGATTAATAAGCCCGGTTGTCCCGGCGTCCCAGATTCAAAGGTATGTGGGATTGATGACCTCGTTTCCCGTGTGGAAGATGCGATGCCGGAATCGAATTGTTTGAAAGATATAATGGGCCCACAGGTCTGTGTAAAAACATGTGGACACCTCCAAGCTCTTGGTCAGTACGTACTAAACGAATGGGATAAAAATTCGGCAAAATATGAGACTTGTAATAGAACAGGATACAAACTGTTGGCTACAATAACTGATACAAATACTATTTCACAAGATTTCGCAGGATGGTTGACCTTGAAGACAGATTGTCAAAATTCACAGGACGGTAAACCAATACGGGACTGTGATGGAGGTTTCGGGACCTGTCAGGCCGACTGTACGCAGACGTATTCCATAACAGGACCGGCTATCAACGGCGGTGCTGCCTGTGCCCATACAGCCGGCGACACACAGCGCTGTACCGGCGGCCAGTGCGTGCCTGTGGACTGTGATGGAGGTTTCGGGACCTGTCAGGCCGACTGTACGCAGACGTATTCCATAACAGGACCGGCTATCAACGGCGGTGCTGCCTGTAATTATACAGTCGGCGACACACAGCCCTGTACCGGCGGACAGTGTGAGGAATGGCGTAAACGCCGGGATAAAGGTGCTTTCTGTTGTAAAGCCATGATTGCCAGCTGTGAAGCGTGCCAGGCCGGCCTGTCCGTGCAACAGTTCTGTAATATTACGGCAAACAAAGATGTGTACGGGTGTTGTAAAGTCAGAAATGATTGCACCAAAGTGTGCACGACTGACATGAAAACTTGTCCCGACGGGACCTTGTTGAGTCGCGATGAAGATTGCAAATTCCCAGCATGTCCCGTCAAAACATGTCATGGTGATTGTATGACGTGGTTTGATGGTTGTAATACATGTAAGTGTGAGAACGGGACAAAAACAATGTGCACGCGTAAATGGTGTGCACGATACGAGCAGGCGAAATGCATGGATGAAGATGAACCTGAAGACGTTCATAACTGTAACACGCGCAAAGTGTGGACCGCCGAGAAAAAGAAGTGGTGTTGTGAAAATAAGGACCTTGGTTGTGCGCCTCGTATCCAATGCCCACGCGATTGTTCTTCGTGGTATGACGGATGTAATACGTGCACCTGTAAAGATGGTTTCTTGGGTGCGTGTACCGAGCGCTTTTGCTTTCGGAAAACAGAACCCAAATGTCTTGACGACCAATGTCCGCGCGACTGTTCTTCGTGGTATGACGGATGTAATACGTGCACCTGTGAGAACGGACAAATCACGGCGTGTACAAAACGCGCGTGCCTAGTCAAGCGGCCCGCCAAATGCTTGGACTGTGTTGACGGGGATTGTCAGGTAGGATATGAAGTAGTGGGTGCAGACAAAAGAGGTTGTGGTGGTAAATGTGTACCCAATTGTCGTACGCGTGAAGTGTGGACCGACGAGAAAAAGGACTGGTGCTGTGTACACAAACAAATAGGCTGTAGGTACAATTGTAAAACCAAGGAGGCATGGTCTGCTGAAAAACGCCAGTGGTGTTGTCGGAATCAGCGCCTTGGTTGCTGTCCAGTAGTGCGATGTGCGTCTCCTAAACCCGGATGCATACGAACCTGGGTAGACGATATCAACGATTTCGGATGTGCGCTTTACCCCTGTGGCAAAGACGAATGTCCTCAAGAGACCAGGTCCAAAAAAAAACCACAGATTAGCATCAAAGACTCGCGCGGAGTCGATAGACTGCGCGTTACAGCCGAAGAAGACAATGACGACACCAAAGTGACACTGCAAATCATGGATACGAAAGGTAGACCACGAGTGTCCTTGGGTGCCCAGAAGATATCCATGAAAGAAACAAACGACATCGTACGTCGACGCAACATTGTCCGTGCTATTGTGGACGCAGCCGAAGGTTCTGCCATGAACGTTTCAGAAGCTGGCCTTTCGGAGGAGATGGTCGAACATTTAAAAGAGCGCAAAGTCACAGACGTCGTGTTTGCGAAAGCGCGAGCGAAATCAAAGACAAACCCGACCGATTGTAGTGAAGCGGACATAAACTTGGTCCGGGATGGCAATAATACGATGGCATTCGAAATAGTGTTGAACAAAACGGGAGACCAATCGTTTAAATGTTATAACGGGAAACCTCTGTCGTTACTGACACTAAAGACGAAAAATGAAGACACTCAGAACGAATACGAAGCACATTGCTGGTCGGAAAGTGCTTGGAAAAAGAAAGGGACGTACAAGGAAAAGGGACAATATAATTGTTCGCGCCTGTCCAAGTATACGAATTTTATTGCGACAGATTTGGGTGCTATGTCAGTGTCTATGGTGGAAGAAGAGTCAGCACTCGAATGTGAGTCCGATAGCGACTGTGGTTCACATAGCGACGAATATTGCGGGTATAGTTGTATAGACAACAAGTGCGCGGAATGGTGTGAGAGTGCTGATCCTGTGTCCAACTGTACGAACCCGAAGGCGTCCAACTTCAACCCGGATGCGACCACTGATGATGGGTCGTGTTATCAGGATGGGTGGCAGTGTCCATTTAATCTAACAGACGGACACTGCTTGTGTCCCTTTCCTATCGACACTGAATTGCTTGATAGGTGTAAACAGAAGTGCAACGTCAACGAAGGTTGTACGGGGTTTTACCTGTACGACAAAGAATACGATTATACCGAATTAGGCGATGGGGTACAATCCTGTAAATTCTGGACAAAAAAATGCGATGGGAATATAGATGGATACTTGGATTACATGGTGAATACATATGTAAAAGTAAGTGGGTTTGTGAGACAAAGAGGCTATTGCATCGATGGCGGCGGCGTCCCACAAAATATGATTAACCCACACATCGAACCGATTGACGAGCTAAACGGTACAGCCACCACCACGTGTAGTGATTGCGGTGGATATGTGGCTCCACCACATGGTAGTCACGGTGACTTCAAGTGTGTGGACCGTCACGTGACTGGTTGCATGGGAGATTGGGCGTTCAACTACAACCCTGACGCGACTGTGCATAACTACTCGGAATGCGTTCATAAGATATACGGCTGTATGAACGAGACTGCGTGTAATTTTGTCAAAACTGCGAATACAGAGCGTCCATGTAAAACAAATGACGCCTTAAATGTGTGTGGAGGGCATTGTATTACAGCGGATGGGACTGAATGTGTCGACGTGCTCGGCTGTATGAACGCGGATGCGTGCAATTTCGATAGTAACGCTGAACGCGACGATGGCTCGTGTAAAACAAATGACTACGATGAAGATGGTGATTGTGACGATGAGGACCCGTGCGTGGATGAAAAAGGTAAGGTGGTATACTGTGGTCCGTTTACATGGGGCGGGGTCGAATATACCGAGTCTGGGAACTACACTAATGGTAATTGTACCAAGGGGTTGGAGCTCGAAGTTATCCCTATTCATTCAAAGATAAATGTTTGCGGCCAAGGTAATATAACTTGGAAAGATGAAGTTCACGAGTATGATACAAACGACCCTGATACTTTATATATATGGGGATTCGACTGGGTTAGTGGGTGTGAAGACTTTTTAGAGCTCATTCCCGATTGTTCTACGCCCGACCCAGAAGTGCCAGCGCCTTCGCCAGATACGTCAGCGCCTTCTCCGGATACGCCAGCGCCTTCACCAGATACGCCCGACCCCGAAGTGCCAGCGCCTTCGCCAGATACGCCTTCGCCAGATACGCCAGCGCCTTCGCCAGATACGTCAGACCCCGAAGTACCAGCGCCTTCGCCAGATACGTCAGACCCCGAAGTGCCAGCGCCTTCTCCGGATACGCCAGCGCCTTCGCCAGATATGCCAGCGCCTTCGCCAGATACGCCAGCGCCTTCGCCAGATATGCCAGCGCCTTCGCCAGATACGTCTGACCCAGAAGTGCCAGCGCCTTCTCCGGATACGCCAGCGCCTTCACCAGATACGCCAGCGCCTTCTCCGGATACGCCAGCGCCTTCGCCAGATACGTCTGACCCAGAAGTGCCAGCGCCCTCGCCAGATACGCCAGCGCCTTCGCCAGATACGCCAGAACCCGACCCCGATGTCACGTTCGGTCCAGGCGTGCCAAAAATTGAAGCGTGTTCGGAAGATTCGGTGACTGTACTGTGGGAAGGTACGCACAATTTGGTAGAGACAGAATCAGCAGAATGTGATTCAAATGTCACCAAAACATGGCTAACTTGGGACGAACGCGAAACAACTGGATATAAAAAGACATTTCACAATCTCGGAGGCCAGTACCGCGGCCAGACACGCTATTTCCAATGCTCGGTGCACTGTGGAGAAAAGAACGCACGTTTTGAAGTGCATTGTCCGTTGATTGTAGACCCTGATAGACCTGTCACGGTGAACACGTCGGGTTCAAACCTGGAAATACCGGCAATGATTGTGGCCGTGTCACTGGGCGCGTTGCTCGCAATTTTACTTGCGTTTATTATGTGTCCTCGGCCAAAAAAACCTGCCAATAACCAACCTGCCAAAAGTCAGTACCATGCATTATCTCAAGAGGAAGAGGAAGAGCAAGCAGAACTAAAACCGTTAAAGTGGATACCGTAAAAAACGAAACTCAATATATTAATTTGTTTATATTTTCAGTAGTTGGTGTTATTTTTTTCGAAGGAACAAAAGTGACCCACCAGTATATGGCATCGAACCCAACGTGATGCAACATGCATATTGTCGACGCGACGACCATCCACGGTTGTTCTTTTAGCCCACACGCAAGAATGAACATGCCAACAGACCCGAGTGCAGTGAGCCATAACGCGAGTGCGACCGTGAGCATTTTTTGACGACGGTGAAGTGCGACGAGAGTGTAAGGCGCCCACAGGATAGCTCCCGTCATAAAGGAAACGTAAGACAGTGCGACATACTTCTGAAGACCGATTTGATTATAAATGGGCGCTTCATATAAGTCAAAGACCCACATACCGGTCATGTAGAGGTAGGACACTACTGTAAGTATCATGGATACAATCCATGGATTTTTGTACCATGTTGTGCGTGGAAGTCCGCCCCATAGTTGGGCTGCGAGCAAGGAGCGGAATGCTTCAACGTACGTAATGAGAACGTTCGGTCCCATGATGAGTACAATGTAAAATAAAGTGTGAAACATATTGTGATTGAAGTATCGACATTTATATAGTGTGTTGTTTAGATTGATTATTATTTTTATCTGTCTGACGTAAATTTAATTTAAATTAAATTAAATATTGCAAACAATATTTTTTTTTTTAGGTGTTTGACGTAAATTTAATTTAAATTAAATTAAATCTTGTTTGCAATATTTTTTTTTATGTGTCTGGCGTAAATTTAATTTAATTTAAATTAAATCTTGCTTGCTATACCGTTTTTATTTTTTATGTGTCTGGCGTAAATTTAATTTAATTTAAATTAAATCTTGCTTGCTATACCGTTTTTATTTTTTATGTGTCTGACGTACATTTAATTTAAATTAAATCATGAACGTCAGCTTCGACTTGGACAACCAACAGTGCACTTTTGAGTGGTGTGGCGAAAAACACGTTGTAGACACGCGCATCCAACCCGACAGTGCGTACTGGACACATGCATTCACACAGACCGTCGATTGTGGCGGTGACAAGTACTCTGTGACTTGGAAGACGTGGATGCGCCGTGAACAGTTTATCGAAGTCCAGAAATTTGAACCTGAATGTAAACTTCCATGGCGGACAGTGGCACAATGGTCTTACATCAACAAGCCTCAACCTGGTACGTCCCAGTCCTCTAAAATTAAGCACTTTGGCCACGTCGGCACGGTGCATGTGGTGGGGTCACCGTTTGGCGATTGGGACAACTCGCTGGTAATTCAGGAGCTTTAGAAAAGTCAACTATTTAGGTAGAGAGTGTGTCACCATATGTCTGACAGTGATTCAGATTGGGCACAAGAATTGCTGGACGAAATGGACGCGGGCTCTGTGTCTGCGCCAGCGCGTAAGAGAGCCCATGTCCCGAAGTGGGCCACTGGTGACGAACGTAAACTCGACTTTTGCACGGACGATACACCTAAAAAGGTTTTGAGCGCGTTAGAAGATGTAGACTTATACCGGAAGGTACAGACTTTTACAAATTTGATGAATTTTATGTTTAAGAAATCGAATGATGGTTTTCAGATTTGGGAACATTTGAAGCCTTACCACGCGAATTTGCTGGCGTACCATGCCGCCGCGGGTATCCAAGCGGGTACGTTGGATGACGTGAAGATGCTGCGCGCAATTTATGAAACTGTTATTCGTGTACTGGAGGACTCTGTTCGTTCTTTGGGCGGTGGAGCTGTGTATACACAGTGGGTGGGGCGCGAAACGCGCGAAGAGTTCACCAATATCAGTATCATATTTGAATTTCTTAGAGAACGCGACGATGTCATAAAGAGCATGGCGGGACCGGGTAAATTACCTTAACCCGGTGGAGTCCACCTACCGCACGTTTCGAAACACTCTCGGTAGCTTTTTTTGAAGTTTTCGTATTCTTGACTATTGCTGGGTTCCATTCGAAGACGTCTTAGCGTGTCTATACAGCCGCATGGTTGTCTGCTGCATTTAGGGAACACTTCTCGTGCTAAAATATTGCGGCGAATGAAAGACATGTGTTTCGCCTGACTGAATGCCCGGAACATGATGTCCCTATAGTTCGCATATAAATACTCCCGTATAAAAGCGCGCGTGTTTCAATGATAATGTCGTACCGTCAACATGCTCCAAGTGAAGTACCAGCGCCCGCCGTGAAGGTCATCAAGGTCGAGTGTGAAAAGAGTGGCACCATATACTACGAGCACGTAGACACGAAACAGCGCGCGTGGACAAAATCCGCACTAGAACCTAAAAAATAAGTATTTGTATATTTTTATATACTTTTGATATGGTACCTTTACTGTTATTTTATTTCTTGTTGGGCTTCAACTTTGCTTTTCCGTCTGTGGCAGTACGCTATTGGCTTATGGAAACGGTCCAGGTGACTCCTGCACAGATGGCTGCTATTTTCGGTGTCATTAGCGTCCCTTGGTGCATGAAACCTATTTTCGGGTTCATATCCGATTCGAAGCCGATTTTCGGATATCGGCGAAAGTCGTACATGATTTTGGGGGCGTATTTAGCCTGTGTTATGTGGTTAATTTTGCCCTTTTGCCCGCACGATGAATTCGTGCTAACGTTTGTCATGACGATGTCGTCCGCGGGTATGTGTTTTGCCGACGTCATGGCAGATTCGCTCTTGGTCACTGCTGCGAAAAAAGAGAGCGAAGAAAACCGCGGGACCATACAATCTTGGTCCTGGGGTCTGCGTTTCGTGGGCGGGCTCTTCGCATCGGCCTCTGGCGCCGTAGCGTACGAACAGCTGGGATATGCGCCTGTATTCCTGCTCAATTCGATGATACCAGTTGCAGTGGCCATTCTAGCATGCTTTATTGAAGAAGACACGACTTTTACGCCTACAGATTGGCGCAAAACAGGCTCGACCCTCGTGAACGCCATCCGCCAACCGGGTATCTTTAAGCCGGCCCTGTTTCTATTTTTAATATGTGTGACTCCTGGATACGGAGGCGCTTTAACTTTTTTCTACGAACGCGAGCTTGGGTTCACACCGAGCGAGTTCGGCATGTTGGACGTCATGGGACATGTCGTGTCCATCGTGGGCATAATGATATACAAGCGCTGGTTGCGCAACGTGTCGTTTCCCAAAATATTTGGCGCGGCCCTCTTGCTTTCTTTCGTACTTGAAAACACTATGTTGTTGCTGGTGTTGCACGTCAACCGACAGATGGGCATACCTGATTACGTGTTCGCGTTCATCGAACGTGTAACGATTGCGCTCGTGGGTCAATTCATCACTATGCCGATGGTCGTGTTGGGGGCGCGTTTATGCCCGCCTGGGGTGGAGGGTTCTTTGTACGCGCTGCTGATGTCCATTACAAATATTGGTGGTGTCGTAGCCACCGAGTGGGGGTCCCTGTTGACAAATATGTTTGGTGTAACGGCAAATAATTTTACAAATCTGTGGAAGCTGATGCTATTATGTCATTGTTTCGACTTGATTCCCATCGCGAGTCTTCGACTTCTCCGCGGCGTAAGTCAGGAATCGTCTATTTAGGAGCCCACGACTTGCGCACATGCCACCGAAGAGGAGACGACTCGGTAAAAAGACGTCGCTTTCCGAAAAACGCCCAAAACGTGAGCACCCGCTCGTACAACATTGGTTAGCATTATCGACTGTGGCCCACGAGGTTGCCGCCGCCACTAAGCAACAGGTACAATACATTGCCTTGTTGATGCAGATATCTGAGGTGACGCAGCACGACGAGACAGTGCCCGACAATCCGTGGACAGGCGAGCAAGTTGATTTCGAGGATGTGCGCAATTATGTCTTGTCCTGGTTGGACGACTTTGACGAAAACGTAGAGCAATTGACATCGGTGCGCGATGAAGCATTGGCGGCTTTGAAGCAGGCAGATTCTCAAGACGACGACGCTTTACGGAGCGCCGCGGTCCTCCTGACTGAAGCGGAGATGAAAATGAAAAAGTTTGATTCGTTTACGACGCGATGGAAGCGCATTGTGCGTTACAAGCCGGACCCAAAAATGTCGCTGCGTGAACACACGGACAAATGGCTCACGCGATGGCTTCGTCAATGGGAGACGACGAACGCACAGAAATCGCGTCATGTTGTTCACTTTCGCGAGACACTAACTGCTGTGTCTCGTGATTCTCAGAGTCCCGTCTTGGTTCAAAACAGGACACAAGCGCCGCCATCGCAGCACCCGACACCATCAAATAGATAGACACAATGTACATGAGCGCGCGTAGGTCACCATAAACAACTTTAAAAACCAATAGGAGCATAAAACCAATCATAAACACAGCAGTAGAAATGTAAAATAAAATCTCACGCATATGAATGAACAGGCGTTGTATTTATATCCCCCCTCACTTACATATCCTCACTTACGCTTCCGCGAACCACGAAGGGAACGCGCTTTCGCCCTTTGGAACAAGGCCGACGACTTCTTGAGCGTAGTCCCGGTTTCTGGTGTGTTTGCGACGGTTCGGCGTCAATGAAATAAGCTCCAATTCGCTTCGTCCCCGACGGGCGTTGTGCTTGCGCCTCACATACAGAAAAAACCCACTGACAGGTATGTAATGACACGTGTTCGGTGAACACTGCTGGTATATTTCCGTCAAATTGACAGACGCCGCGTCCAGGAACTCTACAACTGGCTTTAGAGTGCGCGTAAGAGCCTGTTCTATCACGTGGGGCGTACAAACGGTCGTAAACGTGTCCATAGTGAGGTAAATGGGTTGTGTGCGTGAGCATGACATACTGCTAGTGTGGAATTCGTGTTGCAACAAACACAAAATATTTTAATTTTAAACACAATTATTTTAATTTAAACAAACGCTCGAATTTGGTCTATTTGTCGACGTATTTATGTAGGGTCGACATAACTACATGTGGATAAAGTTAGCTATACTAATACTGTTGTCAGGGCTCGCGGTGCCCGAGTTACAAAATGAGTTGTACATGGTGCCGGCGGGCGTCGTCGTGGCTTATCTCATATTCAACGAGTACCCGTGGGTAGCACGCCGAATGCACCGACGTAAGTTGACGTATGAAGATCTCGAAGATTTGGACGACGCGGACCCAGAATTGCGCCGTCGTTTTCAAATAGTGTTCACGCGCATACAACAGATAGGAGGGTCTCTATGTGTGGGTGTAATTGTGTTGTACGGTTTTCATATTTTCGAGGCGCGTAAATCACTCTTCGAGGCACTCGGTCTCCTCGGCGGCCTGTTATCTCTGTATGCGCGCATATTTGGATACATCGGCAACTTTTGTATACAATGTCTTCACCGCTTGAAACATAAACATTACGACACGTCCACAGAGGCGGACGGGTGCTCCGAACACACACACCCAGACGCGGATGAACCAGAAGAAACAAAACAGAGCAATTACGTGTTGCAACATTGTACATAAAGTCTTTGGACTATAAATACTGTTGTGTGTTCAGCGTCTTTTCCTTTTTTTGTAACCCTTTTGCGCGTAGTACAGGGCAATTAGAATCGCGTCTGCGACGTCGTCACGCTTCGATTTCTCAAAGCGTTCGAACCACAACTTGTTCTTCTGAGGAATGTCAAGTTCTGCGATTTTCGTAACGGAAGCTTTTTTATTTTTGGCATAGTTGCCCATAGAAATGTCAAAATGACACCGCACGGAACGTGGGGATATTAAGTGGGCCTTGTCCCAAAAAAAGCACTGAAACGCCGTTTGTATGACCTTGAACTTGGCCGTCATTTGAATCTCGATAGTGACCGCATCTGCAAGCTCGAATACGTCTTTGGACGCGTCAATAAAGTCACGCACTAAATCTGGGTATTTCGTGTGTTGAGACTTTGGTTGGTCTTTCAGGAGGTCGTAGCGGCCGAAACTGATGAACATTTCCTTTGACGTGTCATACACTGACCAACCCAAATTGCGGAGACCCGGGTCAATCGCGACAATTATCATATTGCATATTCTACACTAACATATATAGGCATTCGACAGAATCCGTAAACACTATAAAGGGCCGACACAACTTGCATATGAGTGCCAAGGTCCAGACAAATCCAGACTGGTTCGACTCGCCTGAAATGTACACATGGCTTTCGGACACGCAATTCCCACACGCGAACGAGACGCAGATGCTGCAGTACGTACGAGCCAAATGGCCAGAAGCCATGGCCAAACGAGTCGTTATTGACAAGTCTATCCCACAGTCGTACGCGCATTGGTGGACCAAGTGTCGCACCAGATACCGCACAGACCAAAAACCGGAAGCCGTGTATGACCTTATCGAGTATTGGCGCCCAGTGGCGTCAAACTGGCTCGAAGTCAAATCCGACAGCGACGAAGATATCATTGCCATGTTTAAAACGTGGTTGGACCTGTTATTCATCGACATCACAGCCTTTGACGATGAGCATCATCGCGAGGGCGTGCCGCGCGTGTACCCAGACGGCGCGGTGTTATTTGTGAAGCGACCTGCCACTAAAAAGGCCACGAGACGCGCCACTGTACGGTTCATTGTGCGTCAAGGTCAGAGCATTTTTGAGGAACGTGGGTTTGAAGAAGGGTTACAATGGTGGAATGAAGAATGTAAAATGATTAGTTCTTTGTAGATTGTAATGTTATATTTATATCCAAAAGGTGTAGCGCCAGCATAAACCCAGACAGACAACCCGTGAAAAATAGTATAGTTAACAGTAAGACGACTCTCATTTCGCCGTGGTTGTTACACATGACCATCAGTGCTACCAGTAGAATGTACGCAGAGATGCCAATCGACGACAGCAGGTTCTCCGCCATGAACACGTCGCTGAACGTGCCGTCCGAAAGGACCAGCGCGAGAATGCAGCCAATGGCGAAGAAACACAACACCACGAGCCAGTATATCTTTGACACAAACGACTGCAATTCACGCAATTTCATGAGTTCGTACATCGAGTCTGTCTTCATCTTACCAGATTCAATGTCCGATTCCATCATCGCGTCTGTTTCGCGCGTTCCTGCTCCTGCTCTGCGTGACATTTTTATCGACTAAAAGAACCTATATACAGAAAATCATTTGATGGGTTGGATTTTATTATGGACGCATTAGGCATCTTTGCCGCCGTGTGCTCGACGTCCGCATCACTGCCACAATTGTGTTCCGAATCACCACAGACGTTGCGCATAGGCTCTATTGCACTCAGATGCACCGGAGGCATCGCTTGGTCGGTGTACGGTGCCCTAAAACAGGATTGGCCACTCATGTCAGCGTCAGGAATCGTGGCCATGATAGAGATTATATTGTGGGCCAAGCGTCGTAAGGCTTTGGACCGCTTAAAGACAGTCGATAATTTGTCATTTCCAACTCACTCTCCAGACGTTTCTTTTCCCGCAGCAGATGTAAGCAAGACCGACGAATGACGATGTTATTGGCTTCCAACGTGGCCGCGCGGGCGCGCTCGGCATTGTACATTTGACGCATCTGGGTTATGTGCGGTAGCAAAAACGCAATGGCTTCTTCAGCCGTAGGTACTGTCGCACGCATACGTTTCTCCAGTCGGTGCAGCTCTTGGTCAAAACATTCTGCGGAACGCTTCACACCACGCCGTTCGGGTTCGGCCATACGCGGCTTGAACTGACGTACAAATTCGTCCACGTCGTCGCGCTTGCGTTTTAATGTAGTTGCGACCGGTTTCAGGGTCAAACACGTCCTCTTCGACTGGACCATGACGGGTCCACCTCTAAGACGCTTCGTCATATCGTGTTTACAGTTGTACTTTATACCTGTTTTAGAATTGTACGAACATATGTTATATTTAAAATAAAAAACAACATTTTTTTAAAGCGTTTTAAAATAAAATGGCTTCTGTCCAGTTGCCGACTGAATGGCTGGACAAGGCATGGGGTGGCTCGACCAAACAAGATATGAGCCCTGTCTTATGTATAGACGGGTCTCAAATAAAAATCACCATTTTCCCCAAAGGCGGCGCCGGCATGCGTGTCGTCAAGCGCACAATACCACAAACAGGCCACGTCACTTTTACTGTCACCGATGCCATGCGCGCGTACATTCGATTGCTACTCGAATTTCCAGATATAACGCTCAACATTACACAGACAGAATTATCGATTATCGCACAGAGTTGTTGCTCAGCCATTCAATACAACTTTCCGAAAATCAACATGGTAGAAGACAACGTGATTCCGGACCACCCGAAAGACGTTCGTGTCCACGTGTCGACGGCTCACTGGCTCAACATGTGGAAGTCCATGCCGGCGAAAGGCGTCATAGATATCACGAGTGCTAAACACTCTCGGACCGTGACCATGAAACACTCAAGGGGGAGGTGGGCAGGCGCAATACAAGCACGGGACAAACCCCCGGAATCGCGCGTATTCAAGGGCGATTCGAGCGTCGCAAGGCGTATATTCAGTTACGTAGTGGCCAGTAGTACTTTCTCAGAACTGGTTTTCATGGATTGTGGCGTCTTGAAGTGGGTAGACGGCGACACTACTATCTACGTGGCCCCGGTGGAATAATGGACCTTTCGACGGCCTGTGATCACGCACTGCCATCACAACATGTAAACAATTTCCCATTTAATTTAATTTAAATTAAATTTATACTTGAGTGCGCAAAGTATAGAATAGGTGATATTTAAAACGTATCACTCATAAAAAAACAAACTATGCCAGAGTGTCCCATGTGCAAAAAGGCACACCCCGCCGCTTGTGGGTGGCGGCTATACGGTTCACAGAACGAGTGTCCCATTTGCCTAGAAAATAAGCCCGAAATGATGGCACTGCCGTGTGGACACCAGTTCTGTGCCCAGGACCTCGAAAGACTTGGTATTCGTCAGATGGCGTCAACACGACCGGTACAAAGTCAGCCAGTTGCACAAAGTCAGCCAGTACAAGGTCAACAGAACGTTCGACACTCTCACAGTTGGGCCGGTGCGATGGCGGCGGCAGCGCGTGCATCGTTCTCGCAACGCCAAGTATCGCCTCTAGCACACATCATGCGTCACGTTCGCAGACGTAGGAACTCGCAATCTAGATCAAACTCGCAATCTAGCACAAGGTCAACACGAAGAGGCATTCGGCGACGCTGTGGGTGGTGCGGCCATATAGGTCACACCCAGCGCAAATGCAACGCGCACCGGAGTCAATGCGGCTGTTCCACATACAAAGGAGCGCGTCACAAGCGTCTACATGCGACGAAGAACAAGTGTGTGGTGTGCTTTAAAAAAGGCCACCATTTCCGCTCGTGTTCAAGGGTAGTCAAAGGATTCAAATAATATTTCCATATTTACTAGTCATAGTACACTGTATAAATGTTAAACCATGCATGGCTAAATGAATGATACAATCACGACCACAGGACCGGGACCGTCCGTTGTGAGCCTGACGTATGAGCAGGTGTTTCTTATATTGTTAGGTGGGCTCGCGGTACTGGTGTGCGTCCTCTTCGGGCTCATTATTTACGTGGAAGAGCAAAGTAACAAACGGCGTCAATCGAAGCATAAAAAAGTACACCCAAACGAAATTATTTAATTTTTATTATTCAATGTATCCTCTACGTCTACACACATTTTCAGAACACTCACGTACGTCTTTAGTCCAGTATTTCACGAGGGCCCACGCTGCATACGGTATGCCATTAAATTTAGAACGCATAGACGCGATTTCAGCGTCTGTCGCATTCGCGAACGGCAGTCTTTCAAAGTATGAATGGTCGAATTCCGGACAGCCGGAGACGAGCTCGGGCGTAATGACCTCGTAGTTATACTTGCCCGCCGCGTTGAACATGAAGGGTAGCAACTTGGGCTTGAACGCGTTGAAGGCCATCATGTGCATCAGAAAGAACGTGGGTTTGTCCGAGGGCCAGTACGCGCCTGCAGAATGAAACAGGGAGCCGAATATCTCTGTTTCGCGCCGCGTAAGAGCTGCAAACTCTCTGGGGTGCTGCCTGCGCAGTCCAGCCGACATGAGTCGCGTCGGGAGGGGCGGTGCTGTCGCTGCCCGTTTCTTCTTGGCAACGGCTTGCGCGCGGTTGAGGCCGCTGTAGAATTCTTCCTCGTCGGGTGCGCGCGCTGGGTCATAGGGCGAAAGAAACAGCGAGAGCGAGTTCTTGCCGAGGCGGCTGATTTCGTGCACCACGGAGTCCGCGAACAAGATGATTTGACCGGGCTTGGTCGACTGAATGGTCGTCCTGGGCCACTGGACCAGTTGTTCCTGTGTAGGCTGTACGAACAGGGACATCTTTCCCCCAAGTTCTGTGAACAGTTCTCGCGCGCGCGGGTCATTGTTGGAGCCCTTGTAGTACGTGAACGTGCGCCCAGGGCTAACGCACAGGATGGCAGAGATGCCAGACTCTTCGCAGAGTACGTTGGGCCCTTCGATGTGGGCAGCTTTGTACCCATCGTCTTTGTTCACAGGGTTGAAACGAAACCGATTGGGGCGAATGCGCCAGTCTGCGGTGCCGGTGGTTTCCGTGAAAATCGCGTCCACGACGGCCGAATCGAGCGCGTAATCGTGTGCAGAAGATGCGTACGTGTGCCACATACCGCCAGCGATGCCCGGGAGGCCTTTGTGCGTCTTGGCGTCGATGTCGGACCACTTATTAGGCACAGGGATTCTGTGCGACGGTTTGACCCGTGCGTTCCAGTACCGAACCATTTGCTCTCCGGGACAGTCGATGGCGATGCCCGCGTCAATGACCAGGGCTTCGAGTTTACCGCTTTTGAGCAGTGCAATCGCTTCCTTGACGCGTTCCGACCCGTATACAGGCGCCTGCTCATGGTGGTTCGGGTTCCCGGCGGTTTTTTTGCGGCGCTTGGCAGGAGGTGCTTGGGACATGACCTGACTCAATTTAAATTAATTTAAATTAAATCCCTGGTGGTCGAGATTTTTTTCTGGGACCGGGCAAAATTTAATTTAAATTAAATTAAATCCCTGGTGGTCAAGATTTTTTTCTGGGACCGGGCAAAATTTAATTTAAATTAAATTAAATCTGTGTTGACGATAGTTTTTCTGGGCCCGGGCAAAATGTTTTCCGGCCTGTAGACCATGCCCACAACCCGAAACCACGTCATTGTGATATATAGACTTAGTAAAGCGAGTACCCATACAAAAAAGAAGCGTTCCATTTATTCAAAAGTCATGTCTTTAAATATAAATTCTGGCGATGTACCCGGAAAATAATGTGTCCATGGAACATTTTTCTGAAAGTTGTTGGTTATGTTTGACCACTGCGTCATGATACAATAATCGTTTTCGACGCGGATGAGGCCGTGAATCACGGCTTTGGCCGGTGTTTCAGATCCGTCGGACCGCGGCACAGCGAGGTCCAGTGTGTCTTGAAAGGGTGCTTTGAGCACGTGGATACTTTTGGTGCGCAAGTCGCGAATCATGGAGAAGAGTGCGGAGACTTGGCAATGGTAGTCGTGGCACGTCACAGTATAACGCCGAAACTCAATGGGCAAGGCTGTGTAGATAAGCCAACGTGGTTTCTCGACGTGTTTGAAGCATCCCATGCATTGGTTTTGACGAATGAAGGTGCGCGCGCCAAACAGGTCCTTGGTGTAGGGCCGCGCGTTTATTATGTCGCGTGTTTGGCGACATAATACGCGTGCCGTGGTCCAGTGCCGTAGCGCGCCCAAGTAATCGAGCAGCAGCGACACGATGATATGGGGTTCCATGGGCGCTGTTGGATTCCCCCTCGACACATTCGTATTCAAATAATCAGAACATATTTTAATTATATTATACAGTATAAAAGCCGAATGTACTCAAAGAAAGATAGCATGCGCCTGGTTGAGTTATACTTGTTGTTGTTTCATATTTTGCGCGGGTGGATGATGCCGATTGTCAATTTATAGACGACGACGATTTTGAGTATTCTTCTATTTTAAGCAGTGTGCAGGTCTCTGTAGCGTTGGCAAAGACCGGTCTTACTTCCGACGACCAGTGCACATTGTGCGCGGCCGGTAAGTGGACCAACAAGACCGGGCTTAGGTCTGCAGACCAGTGTGAGTACTGTCCGGCTGGGTTTGGAGCTCCACAAGAAATGGCGTTGACGGAAGTCGAATGTAATGGTGGGAAACTCAAACTAGACGACGAACAATTGAAGTACGTCAATGACACGTTTACATTACAAGGGGTGAAATGGGTTCCTTGTACAACTGTCGAATCAATTATGCCAGCGAGGGAGGATGATGCGGCTCGCATGATGCGGCGCGACACGTGTTTTGAATGTGCGTCTGGCAAATTTACATCGAAGGGATTGTGCGTGTCCGAGTGTCTACCGGGCACTACGAAACACGGTGACGCCTGTGTAGACAATGCCCTGCTGCCACATTTGTACGGTCGCGTGACTATGTTTGTAAACGGTGTGTGTACAAACACGTGTGCGCGTTGGTTGGGTGGATTAAAAGACGGGTTTGACCAAGAAAGTAAACTTATAGAGAAAGTAGACGACACGCTGTTATGCAGCTTGATGCACAACGGACCGACGCTGTTGTCGTCGCTAGCACAAACAAATAATTGTGAGAGATAGAAAAAAATCATAAAATGCTACACATATTTTTTTGTGACATCGGACTATATATATATAATACACTGCTTAATGATGGTATGCATGTGGCTTCTACCGGTATTATTGGCATTATGTTCTTTAGATACGGTCGTGTCCATAGAGTGTGCACAGCCGTTATACGTTGACGATGGTAAGTGTAAAATGCACACGTCCGAAAGAATGAAAGATTGTGGATTTTTAAAAGAATGGACATGTCCTCAGCTTGACCAGATGTTACCCGATATCCCCAAGTGGTCTGTTTTCTTGCCGTACTCGCAAATTGCGTTACAACCTGCTCAGATTGGGAATAAAAAATGGCTAGCTGAACTACGGCTAAATCAATACCAGGACGCGAAGTCCTATTGCGACAGATTAATCAATGAAGGTAAATGGAAAGGTTCTGGAAATTTTCAGACCTGGTACTTTGGCCTGCAGGATATAAAAGATTGGTTTGTAGATTTCGAAACTAAAACACCAGAAACCCGGACACAATCATTTTATATGGGTGCTTTCAATTCTGTCTCAGCATCAGTGGAGGTTTCAATTTTCGGTTTAAAAGTGGAAGTTGGCGCCGGGACGACAACAACAACAACTATGGGTTATACCATAGGGTGGGATTGGACGGCCGACAAACTCATATGTGCATTGGATTTTAACGGTGATGTTGGTTTCGGTATGCAACTTGGCACGGGGTTCAAAACCACTCCGGCTTCTGGGAAAGCCTCTGTCACACTAGAAAGGGGTTTTATATGGGGCATGTCGTGGGATACTTGGTACGACCCAAGCAACGTACCAGGAGCATACAATTTGGATATTGGAGAGGCTGAAATTGGCCCAGAGGCTGAAATTTCCGCGTTGTTTGTCTCGGCTGGCGTTTCACCCGCAGTAGGGGGCTTCTACGCGTCTGTGACCGACATCTTGAACAAAAAAGTCGGCGATATTGGGGGGATAGAAGTAGCAATGTCGTTTGGCGTTTCATTCGGCGCGGATATATCACCAACGGCAGGATTTGGAGCATCGGTAGGTTTGGGAGTTGAATTTGGTTACGCACGTGGAGGTGGTGTAACGTTCCTCTTTGATGGCAAAGACGGCCCAAAGGACGAGCATAGTTATTTTCGAAAAGCAGGTCTCGATATTTCATATAGTAAGGTGACGGGTCGCGCGCCTTGTCCCAACCCAGTACTGCACGAAAGAACATGGATACACCAGCCAGATAAACCTGAAAAATGGGAAAGTAATTATATCCAGACGAGAGGATATTATTATTTTTCACATTATACATTTACAACTATACACGGCATGCCGGATGGGGACATCAAATTTGCAAATTATAATTGCGATGCCAACGCACACTGTAACGCAGGTCACGTTATTGATGGGTTGACTTTTGATGATGACAAAGCAACTTATGTATGTAAAAAGGAGACACGTTCCGGTTGTTGTACTAAATGTGTAGCTGGCAAGTTCGCTGAAAAACCCAGGCGACTCGAAGCCAGATATATGATAGGAAACGCGCCCGGTCCGTTTTATCTTTCTTTCAAGGATGCGACAACATGTAAAGACTGTCCGGCAGGACGATGGCAAAACGAAAAGGGACAAGATGAATGTAAAAAATGTGTAGCTGGCAAATATAGCGCGGAAATAGGGGCCACAACAAATGATGTATGCATGGATTGTCCAGCAGGATACTATGGGAACGAACAAGGACAAGCTAAATGCTATGAATGTAAAGACAGATGGCAAGACAAAGCGGGCCAAACTACATGTAAAGACTGTTCACGTGGTCAATACATGACTGGAGAACTTAAGACAGGCAACGACTGTAACGATTGCCCGGAAGGTTGGGCGGCCTGGGAATACGATACTCATGAAAAGAACAATGATAACACCACAGGGTTGTATTGTTCCAAATGCGGCATCGGTGGCTATCAAGACTTGACTGGAAAGAAAACGAAGGGAGGGTGCTTTCCAATTGGGGACAACACACTTATTGGAGAAATATTCTATCGCCATGATAAACAACATTGCGAGTGGCGAGTAATATACCAGGACCTTATTGGCCACTCCCGTTGTAGTATTGCGACGATGGAGTTTGCCCTGAACTACAGTTTCCGAAGGGCTTTTGGCCCCGAAAAATTTCGATGTCACGAGTTCGAAATTGACAGACCTTTAATTCATGATTTACGTCCTACCAGAACAGATTGGCACTGGGCAGACGATGGTAAAATAATACCGGCCTCACCGTTTACGTCAACTACCGAGGCATATTATTGGGTACCATTTGTGTCATTTGGCGGGCGATGTCGTTACAACACATTACACACCGACCTTGTGAAGACGTCGTCAGGCGATGATTTAACAAAATGGCAATGCAATACAATTGCGTGGTCCAGTGGAGAGTGTCACTGGGGCAATACGATGATTGGCCATAAATCGGGAACTCTAGTTCGTAATATCATAAACGAAACGGTGTGTGATAACATATATTGGGAAAACGAAGATGATTACTCGTCTGGGAGATTTTACAAAAACGACCCTGATTTCAGATTGCAACGGAGAACGCCAGACCAAATGCGCGATTATTGGGATTTTCTGAAACTCGAAAAACTTCCAGTATACAAGCATTTTCAAGATCAAAAGGGCCAAGACCAATGCATTTTATGTTCTATAGGAACAACAGCAACGCGTAGTGGAACCGGATGTCAAACAGCAGCAACTCCAACAGGTACACAGAATTCAGGGAATATGAACTATTTTTCGATATGTCCGCACAATTGGAAACCGAACGACGACAAGAGTGGCTGCGAGAAATGCCCCGCAGGCCGCACCTCGCGCGGGTTGTATTGGAGCAGTTATATCAATTCATTAGACCCATATGTGTCTTTCGGCGGTGCCCCACCGGTTCGAGAGACGTGCTCGTGCACCGAGTGTCCTACCGGGAAAACTTCATTAAATAGTTTGAACTACCATGGGTGTGAATCCGGGTTCACAGACACGAACGCGCCCAAAACACGTTTGTATAATGATATTAACGCATACGACACTAATGGAACAACATTTAGCACTGTGTCCAAGTATAGAAAGTTCGAACCACCGTTGGTGTCATATGAAAAGGGCGGAAACGTCATAGAGGACTATTCTGACACGCGGTCATATGACGATATACAGTCAGAGTTCTTCGAAACGTTCGACACGCCCGATATTAGACTTAAATGTTTTCCATATAGCCGTGGATACGCAGCACCACTCATATACACGCGTACAGGCGGAGCTTTCGATATATATATGGGAACGCTCAACGACGTTCACGTGTTCAAACACGTGAACGGTGTCTTACGTCGGTTTCATAGTAAAAAGCATTGGGAAAAAATGCTCGTCTCGGGAGTAGAAGAATATTATTCGGCGAACGTCGACGGCTATAATATCTTGCGTGATTATACTGCCGCTAATTCATTCTACGGTAAATTATCGGAGTGGTTAGTCATCGATAAAACACTTTTTTTTCCATCCAAAAATATGAGCAGTAGGTTTGGACAAGTGAGCCTTCCAAAATTTTCAGACTTATATTTGGACGGAACATCGTTAAACAAAACATCATTTTTCTCCACGGAAGAAGCAACATATTTACGTTGGATGAGTAAAAACAGATTGACAGACGATGAAGACCAGAAAAACTTCCATAATGATTTGATGATGCACCTTGAATCTCATTGCGATAAAAGCGATGACACGACGTCGGACATTCCACCGTTGTTTCAGCAAATTGTCTACGACAACCCAACAATACCAAACGGGTATGTGGTTGACCATCCAGATAAAATTCGGGTACGGCTTGCTATGAGTGGCAATGACATGTTAATAAACAGCCACGACGGCATACAATATCTTCAAAAAGAAGGCGTTGAATACGTAATTGTGAAGACTATATTGCCTGGTCTTGGGAAAGATTGTTCTCCGACGTTGGTAGAGAATATCGTGGAACACGCCAAAACCAAATTGTTTGTGAGTTGCAATACAAAAATATACGACTTTGGTGATTTCAACGACTTAAAAAAGAATGTGGCATGGAATTCCCCTTATGACAGATACGTAATGTACGATTATGGTAGTTACTGTTCCGGTTGTGTTGGAAACACGACTTATGGTTGTACACGGGAAAGATTGATTCAGCATGAACCACCTCGAATGTGCACTGAAAAAGGAAAATGTCTATTCATAAACCAAGGTGCCGCGGATGCATTCCGAAACTATATAAAAAACTTGGAAGACAGAATTGCAGATTTAACCATAGAACAATGTTGGGAAACGTGGCGACCTTACATGTTGAAAGTGGAAGGCTGTTACGACGGTGACACGTTGGTGGAAGACTATGTTAAGCCATGTACATCTAACGGGAAATGTGTTGTTGATACTTCCGAACATCTGCCATGGAATATGTTTACAGACAAGGATGCATGTGATGAACGCCGGCGTTTTCTCGAATCTTACTCTGATAAAAACATAGAGAAACCGTTCAAGTGGAGCGCGTATACATCCACGACAGTCAGCACCAATCTTCCCGAGGGGCTAGCTTTAAGTTTTTACGACGTTGACGGTGACGGTGACAAAGACATGTTCGTGGGTAAAGGAGATGGTACGCTCGACTACATCGAAAATTTAGGCGTCTTGCCGCCACCGCTGCAGCCGCCTAAATGCATATGGACACCAACAAAATGTACGTATATGGCCGACAATCAAGAAATTAGGACATTCCCATACTCGTATGACGAATCTTCGTGTACAAAAGCCACTATTAAAAAATATACGACGGAAAATGGTGCCCGACAGTGTAAAAGGCATCGAGGATGTTACAGAATGGGTGGACCAGGCTATTGTAAATATTTTACCTCCGTTAACGGCTCGGCGTTCGCTGAAATGTGTTGGACAACATTAAATAGCGAATGGATGCCAGATGAAGACCCGGTATTTGTGAAGGGCGAATGCAATTGTGCGAATATAAACGACCTAGAAACATGTGTATCTACTGATAACCCTAAGTTCAACACTATAATGGCATGGGATATGAATAAAGTGGATACGGCTGTACCAAAATACAAAGGGACGAATGTGACGTTCCGTGACGAGGTCATTCATTCCAACCATGTTCCACAATTTAACGAGATTGATGTTGGTGATTTCGCTGTGCCAACGTTTGACCCCGAAGGTGGATTATACATTGGTAATCAAATCGGCAAAGTGACGTACTACTACCAAGACATGTTCATGTTCGATGAAAAACGCTGGACAAAGTGGACGGAAAATTCGAACCATGTGAATATTTTTAGTCACCAACGCAAGTCGAATACTTGTCATGAAGGTACATACAAATTTTGCGACGGTGCGATTTACAATCAAATGGCCGCAGACTCTTGGAGAGAACCAATAAAAATATGTTGTCCAAGATGGGGAATTCTGGAAGACACCGCCATTCCTAATGCGACCACCGCCACGCCGAATACGACCACAACCACGCCGAATACGACCACAACCACGCCGAATACGACCACAACCACGCCGAATACGACCACAACCACGCCGAATA